GAGTCGTTCATTGGTGGCTATCACATAGAATTCTTGCAGTTCCCTGCTGCCCTGCTCAGAACTACCCCAGCGAATCATTAGGTAGTTTGAAAACTTTTTCTTTTCTTCGGCTGTGAGTTCGTCGTAGAATGTTCTGACCTTGTGGTCAAACATTTTCATTTCGTTGGCAATATTTAGTTTATCACTCATACTCAATTATGACATCGTCGCCTTCGGGCCAGGCTCTATATTTTCTTTTCATGTAGGCAGTGAGATGCTTTTGTCGCATGCCCAGCGCATTTGTAGTATGATTTTCAAATATACTGACCAGTTCGTATCCTTCCACGCCGTATTCGTTGAGCTTTTCCGCAAACAACTGATCTTCGTTGTAAACAGCATCATAATCGCTTTTGACACATGTGTACTGCCATCTTGTGCGCTTGGGATTTTCATTATACTTGTTCATGAGTTTTTCTAAGATTATACAGCACAAACAGTTTGTCCAACAACTCTTTCATGTCCTCATGCTGCTCACACATTATGAGAACTTGATTTATTTCGCTACGGTATATGTCCATTTCTGGACTAACTACGGTAGCATAGCCCACAATCTGCCGATCTGTTTTACCAAACTCACGGGCATACACACGGCCGCCTTCGCGTTCGTAAATGTAAGTGGCGCCTGGCTTAAGGGTTCCCATACTTGTAACCGTATTGCAGATGTGCCCAGCGCAGAAATCTTTCCAGCTGCTGCCTATCGTCGGGATAGCTTTCCAAATAGATTCTGACCAGTCGGTCAAAGGTTTCAAACATCTGCGGTTCTGAGTATTTGGTCATTTACCAGGCCTTGTTATAGTCCACAATCTCACAGTTGCGACTGATGTCTTTTACAAAGTAAATGCACTGTGGCTTTTTTCCGTCTGTGACGGGCACACACAGCATCTGTCCATTTTTAAGTTTAGGTGCATACCATGTGACTTCTTGATACACATCCACAATTTCAATGGGCGGGAAACTGGGTCTAAAACTGCTGAGAGGGTTGAACTCAAACACTTTAAAACCTCGATCATTGATGGATGTAAGTGGCAACATTTCTAGATCGCCCAGATCGGGTTCTCCGATCAACACTTGCCAGTCCATGGGCATTTTGATTCGATGTTGCCCCACCTGCAATACCAGCGCCGGGGCAGTAAAGCTTTCAAGAAAAATCAAGGGAATGTATTGATAGTCTGGATCCGCAGGCGTGGAGTTGTCCAGTATGGCAAAACGCATGTCGTCGATTTCTTCGGGCAAGTGATCTAGGTCAAAGCTTTCATTGTCTAAAGTTAAAATTCTCATATTGTAATTTTACTGTAGTTACATCAAGAAGTCAACACTTTCTATTAGTGTTCTAGTCTCTTGTGCAAAGCGTTTCTGCCATTCTGGATCATCGGTATGGAATCCTGGAGAGGCTTTCCATGCGGGATAAGTTGCAAGATTTGTGGGAGTCATTCTATATGAGAAATTTCCTAATATTTTTTGCACCCAAAAATTCTGTCTAGACAAGTCATTAAACAGCAGATTTAATGTCCACGCATAGGGTATACGCTTGAACTCAAGCAAAGATAACAGCCCACAAACCACACTGCAATCTTTGATCAACAACATATTTTCAGAACAATGTATTTTATACATGTCGGCCAACAGTTGTTGATCTGAAGATGCATGCACTGTGTTGGAGCCGGTAATCCACCCGGTTTTGTGTTCAAATTCTAATCTGTTGGGTTCAGTGAATCCTAGCACCACTGCATCAGGCTGTTGCTCCAGCCCCCGGTAGAACTGGTGAGTGATAATACCGTTGCTGGCGCCCGACACACTGTACATCAACACATTGTATTCAGGAAACATTTCGCTCCAGTGTTGATCCGGATAGTCTTCATCGGGATGCATAAAACTGTCGCCTACTACCAACAATTTTTTCTTCACTTGATGGTCATCCAGTCTAGCTTTTCTTGTGTGAATGGATAGTTGGCTTCTCGATAATAAGCTTTGCGTTTGGTCAGATGTCGCTTGGCAAACTTGCAGGTAGAAGTAACATCCCAAATTTGAACATGGTCTTTGTCTTCGGCCTTGCGAATTCCGCGACCGATACTTTGTATTACTCTAACAAAACTTTTTCCAGGTTCTACCAAAACCAAGTTAAAGATTCTGGGTATGTTGATGCCCACAGCAGCCACACCGTAAGTGGCCACGATGATTTTGTCTGTGGCTTCTGCAATTGAATCATATTCTTCCTGCCTGTCTTTGGCCTTGGTTGACCCACTTACAAACACAGCACCATCGCCTAGTCGTTGTATCAATGCTTGTCCTGCTGAAATACGATCTACCAGTACCAAGGTATTGCCAGTTTCGTTGACTTGGCGTACCAGTTTTGCAATTGTGTCCAGACGCCCCGACTCTTCCAACAAGTATTTGAGCTCGCTTTGATAGTCCTTGTATTCAACATGGTCTTGCAATTGCACAATGTTCACATGGCAATTGGCCAGCACACCCTGTTGTTGCAGCTCGTTGGCCGACAGTTTGCCGATAACAGGACCCAAGCTTACCAACAATGCTTGGCTTTCGAACTTTTCTTTGGGTATAGTACCTGTGAGTCCCCAGCGGATCGGAATCTTGGCCATAACTCCGGTCAGCAAGGTTTTCAGTGCATCAGCTTTGGCCATGTGCACTTCGTCTACCATGACGCACACCACATCTTCAATAAAGTCTTGTATGGTAATGTCGGCTGTGCCCGACTTGGTGTTTTTCAACAGCACGTTCAAGCTTTGCCAGGTGCAAATAGTGTGCTGGTGCCCGTGTTCTTTGCGGTCGCCAAAATACACACCCACATCCAAGCCCACATTGCGATAGTCTTTTTCTGTTTGGGTAACCAAACTTTTGTTGGGCACAATCACAATTGATCGACCATGAGCTTGCACTGCCGCACTCAGGGTAGCAGTCATAATGGTTTTACCTGCACCTGTGGCCACTTCCTGAATGCACTGCGGATTTTGCAAAAAGTTGTTGACAATTTCCACTTGATAATCGCGCAGCATGATGGATTCACCTTCAGCAGGGTGACCTTTGGGCCATGATCGGTGTGCCCAGCTGTGTTCTTCTACCTGTTGAAATTCAAATGAAGTAGAATAATCTCGTTGATCATCTATTTCAATGTCATAGTTCATACGCTCCAACAGCGGCACAATTTCTGGCAGTAAATTTGTGTAGGTACTGCCGCCCAGTTGAAAATAGCTTACTTTGCCATCCCAACGCCCCAGTCTCACAGCGGGAAGATATCTTGCATAAGGTACATCGTATTTGAATGCATTGACCAAGGCACGGCGTGCATCTAGATCAAGACCATCTAGCTTGATGTTGACTTCATCGCGAATTACTATAGTTGCTTGTTTCATTGAAAAAATTTGACCTGCTGAACCCACTGTCGTTTGGTAATCTCAAACAATAACTTTTCCCGATCTCCGTTGAACTCCAAATCGGCCACTGGAAACCTCAGTGGTTGTGCCTTGATATTATACACACTTGTGATGCCATGTGCAACAAAAAATTCACGATGTTGGTCAATATAATGCTGTACAGTTCCATATACTTCGCTCAGATCTCTATCGTAAAACTGAACATTGAAGTCGGCACTGTAGTAACCAAATGGTTTAAAAGCATCATCACCGATGTATTGATCGTTGTCGTGTGCTAGATCTTCTGCTGTTTTACCAATTTCACAATAGTTAAGATACACAGTACCAAAAGAAATTTGAGAATCTCCATACATGCCCTGTAATTCAGGAGTCAGCTGATGAGTTTTAGGCATACCAAACCATGTGCAAACAAATCTAGGCCTCGAACCTGCTGCTACACTTTCACATCTGTGCACAGCTAAATTTAATTCTGCCAAGGCCTGTTTAACACTTTGTGGTGCCCGTTGCCAATAATCACTGTTTTGCTGATCCAACAAACCGTGATAGCGTTCAAAAATGTTGTGCAAGTAGTTCAAACAGTCTTGTGTATAATCAAATGGTCTTTCTATGATAGGTTCCCAAGCATTAATGGTCGAAATGCACTGTTGAATATCAGACACTGCACGTTCACGTTGAGTTATCAAAGAACCAAATCCGTAGAATCTGTTGGGGTGATCCAATGGCCAAGTCAAACGTTCATGCATGCGTTGAGACCATAGTTCGGCCATGGGTGTGTTTCTTACACGAAAATTCAGTGTGATTGGGTCCTGTTGGCCCAGGGTAATCTCTAGCATGATAGCAATATATACTTACCGTTGTATAAAGTCAAAAAAACAGGCACCGAAGTGCCTGTGTAAAGAATTGCCGAAGCAATCCAGGAGCTAACTTATTTGCCGCAAATTTTTAAAATGTCGTCTGCTGATCTACCAGTCCATGAATAACCGATCTTGCATTGAGCTTTTTGATATTCGGTAACTGCAATGCCCACAAACATAAATGACAGCACAGTTACACTTCCAATAACAATCCATTTGAGTTCCATTATTTGGCCTTTACCACAGTGAAGCCTTGATCTGAATATATGTCCGCTTCGTTCTTGTCACACAAAAACAAAAACACTTCACCGTCCCAAACTTGATACATGATATTCCTTACTTTTTCAACACTTCAAAAGTATGACCGTATTCGGCCAGAAACTTGTCATACAGCACACTTACACCTGCCACAACATAAAAAGCCAGTACAACACTCACTGACAACACATAAGCACCTTGATTTGATCCAGTGGGCGAAATGTCCTTTTCGTTGATTAGCAACACAATTGCTGTGCCCAGGGCCGAAAAAAATGCGCTGGCTAGTGCAACAAATACAGCAACATTGAAATCGCCAGCAATCATTTGCTTGGTAGATGCAAACATTCCGGTGCCGCGGCCAAAAATTTTGGCAAAAATCCAAGCAACAAATTTACCGTAAATTTTAATGCGTTGAACCATGATCTCTCCTTAGGCTGCAGACTTCATGCAAGTGGTTTCTGCCAGACGCTTCCAGTTAGTAACACTGAGCTTGCGCAGATCTGCAATCTTCAGCGCCATGCGCAGACTCATTTCACGCAGGCGATTCTGATTGGTGTTCATGAAGTCAATGATTTCGTCTTGCACTTCGGGCGCAAAGTCGTAGTCTGCAAACAGCACGCCGTCTTTGGCAATCTGCTTGATACGCAGAATCTTGTCACGCATGGTGTCTAGCGTAAGGTCAAGATAGTGACAACGGCTCTGCAGAGCGTCAAGGTGATCGCGCAGCTTCTGCGACTTCATCTTGTCGAACTTCAAGTTGGTAATGAAGATCACTGAGCCTTTGAACTCGAAGCTGTCGGGAATGCCTTCTTGGCGCAAAATGCGGCTGTCAGCAAGCCAGGAAATCTTGCGCTTCTTGCCCGAGTCCAGTGCACCCTTCAGCAGGTTCAGTGCCACATCGTCCAACAGAATTGAATCGCAGTCGTCAAACACAACCACGCAGTTGGCGTCAGAGTATTTGTACAGAGTTTGATACAGGCCAATGGGAGTGGCCGAACCTTTGACAACTTCTGCACGAAGTCGCTTGCCAGCAATCTTGTCAAACATGCAGGCTTTGTCAATTTCTTGCTCAACGCCGTAGCTCTTGCCCACACCAGGGGGTCCCGACACAATCATGGCACGAATGTCGCCACTCACACAGGCCTTGCTCATCTCAGTGAGAATGTCGAATCGTTCACGAATACGGTCCATGGCCTGTTCTTCAGTTTCAGCAACAGGGGCGGTGCGCTCTAGTTTGACTACGTTATCTTGATGCATGGCAGTAGTATACTCGATGTCAGAAATGCTGTCAACTCGCACTCGAATGGTAGGAGGACAATTGGGGAACACACCGTTGTTGGCAACGGTAACATAGTTACCACGAGCACCAGACTGAAAGCCTGACACCAAAGTAAACACTTGATCGGCAACAGGCTTGTTACGATACTCGCCTCGCAGCACACGAATTTGACTCATTGTTAGCTCCAAAAAATGTTGATGAAGTTTTGTTGTTATGAGTGTATTGTAGCAAATCAGCGATAATTGGTCAATATAATACTAGAGTACTACTATGTAATACACTAGTATTATGTTTGACAATAAAAAATGGCTCCTAAGGGAGCCATTTTATGGATTTACAATTGTTAGTACTATTAAACAAAACTTGCGGCTGCAAAATCAAAATTCAGTGTGTCACCGGTTTGTAAAGTCCACCACCATGTGCCGGGCCACGAGGTTCTATCTGGAGTCACCGGAGTTCCGTTCAGCACAACATTGGTTCTAGGATCTGGGGACAGATTTTGAAAATTGTCAGCAGAACCATCAATAAGGGGTAGACAATTGTGGGCAGCACTCAAACTTTTTCTTTGTTCGTTTGTGGTAGATGGATCCAAAAACAAAGCTTCATCTGCAGCACTAAACGGTGGCACAGCACGGGCTGCATACACAGCATATCGTTGCTCCAGTGTGATACTGGAGCCGGTCAAGAAGTCGAATTCTTCAGTGGTGTAGATGGGGTTACGACGTTTTATCCAATTTGCGGTATGATTTGCAAATATCACGGTGCCATTGGTCACAGAGTAACTCATGGATTTGTTGCCCACAAAATCCATTGGTATTGCAAATGAACACAAATTGGCTACCTGTGAATTGAGATCGGGATCAGGCAAGCTGGGCACAGGATGTGCCTGTGTAGGTACTGTGCCGCTGAATACTGTGACACCGTCCAGTGTTACCGTGATAGCAGCATCGGTTTCGCCGTAGGCCAGACCTTTGATATTGACAGTTCTGTTGCTCATTTTTCAAACCCTCTTTGTTTTATTTATCATCTCCAGTGCTGTACAATCACAGGGTCTGCCAATGAGTCGGGCTTGGGCTGTCCGTGAAAAACCAAAATACTGGCACAATTCAACGCAGTACCAGTGTTGGGATTCATGTGTTTTCTTTGCCTAAAATCCCAGCCACCATCCAAACATTCCCATTTCCAACTTCGCACTAATCTTTCATTGAAAAAACGGCGTCGAGTTTGATCAATTGTGTGGCTCAAAAAGTCCTGGTCTCCGGGATATTGTTTTTGCAATAACGCAAAATTTTGTTTGCTAAAGGTTTGCCATACATCACTGAATGAGTTGGTATTCCACCACATCACACTGCTGTTGATTCCTGTGTGTTGTGGTCGCCACAAGTATTTGAAATCTTTGGGCGCCCATAGGTACTGCATGGGCAAATGTGTAATCCAATCTATATTGTCAGTGATCACAGTGTCCAAGTCAAAATACAGCAAAGGACCAGCATGATGTGCCGGATCAAATAATTGCAGTTTGTACCACCAACCTTTTTTGGCTCCGCTTACACCCATGTCTTTTAATTCGTGTTTGATCATGTGGGAGGGCACTTTTCTGTCATGTTCTGTATAAACGTGCATTACAATGCCCTGCGAAAGATGCCGCGACAACATGTTGTAGAGTTTTTCTACATAAACCCAACTGTATAAAGTTCCGTGGATCAAGCAGGCACAGTGAATTGGGCCCTGAGGTGGCCTTCCTTGTTCTGTTATCTGACTTACAATTCTAGCCTTTTTGCCCATATGCCTTGCTTGATTTCCTCAACTGTGTATTCGGTGTGACTGATTTCTACCAGCCAACGATCTAGATCTACTGTCCATGGTTGATCAACGCGATCAATGGACACAGGATGTGCCAAACTGGATCGGTGTGTAATTGGCGGTATACCAACAATGGCAGCACTGATCCCTGGGCCCGAACTGTAATTTATCACAGCATCAAAATCCAAATTTAAATCAAAGTCGAAACTGTCGTAGGTGCCAACCATCTTTTTTGGTTCTTGCCACAACACTGTGGCCGGAAAGCGGTCACGATCAAGTCGGCATCTTGGGTGACTGCGCACCACTATGGTTTTGTCTGATTGTTGCTGCACTAGATTGATTTGTTGAATAAGCCAACTTTCTTGGTCCACATTTTGTAACTGCAAACTTTGTTTGTGCTGCCCTGCCACAAGAACGCGACCGTGATTCAATTGAGCATGTCGTCTTTGTATGCCTAATTTTTTTGGTCTATCCCAGTCTAAATTCTTTTGATGACCATAATAGCCTTCAGCATTGATGTTGTTGACGGCAACTTTCCAAGTATGTCCTCGAATCAAAGTGCCTACATCTAACACAATCACTGGTTTGTTTTGACCACGATAGTGATTGTACACCTGTCGATTGGCCATCATGCGACCATTCCACAACACAGACCAAATCACTGCTGCATCAGCTGACAAAGAATCTTGAATACACTGTATACCCAGAGCCTGGCAGCTGTCTAAAAATGCAGACATAGGTTCAACAGAATTTCTTGCACAAGCAGAAGGAAAATAGGCTATGTTATTGATCACTAAATATTTAATCATGATTATCCCCCAACTACAAGGATCCTTGGACCAGGCCAATTTTTTTGTCTATGCAGCAGCAGACTCAGTTTATTTTGATGCATATGGCCGAGCACTGATCAACAGTGTGTGCCGAAATACCAGTTTTGGTGTGCATCTACATCTTTACAATCCGTCAAAAGCTCAAATTGAATTTTGTCAACAACAACCTCGTGTGAGTGTTACATGGGAAAATTTTCAGCCGGGTCAATTTGACAGTGCTATAGAATTTTGGAATCAAGAGAATTTGCCCGAACCCTATCTTTCACGCAGAAACAAAATGCTGGGCATCAAGGTAGTGGACAAGAGCTTGCCGCAGCAGGAAAACGTCCGTAATTGGTTGTACAAGACCTACTATGCTTGTGCAAGATTTGTACGACTATCTCAAATGCTTACTGCACCTACAAGTTTGCTTTGCATAGATGTTGATGGACTGGTTCGTGCCCCGTTTGTGTATGAGTTCAACGACGGCAAGGACTTTTATTTGCATGAAAAAGACAAAGGCGGGCACTTGGCAGGAGCTGTGCTGACCAATACCAGTAGCAACAGTTTGCGTTTTATTCAACAACTGGGTCAAGAAATTGAAGCAGAGATAGTCAAAGACAACATTTTTTGGTTTTTAGATCAATGGATATTGGATCGTGTGGTTACACAATACAACAAAGGATATTTGCCCATGAGCTACATAGACTGGCACATGCAACCAAACAGTGCAATTTGGAGTGCCAAGGGCAAACGCAAAGAGCTAGAAGTTTTCAAACGGGAATTGATCAGATATCAGTGACCGGATTCAAGGCGGCTCGATACTGTATCAATCGTTGTGTCCACTCTTTACGCAAGGCCTGACTTTCCTGCGACTTGTATTTTTTCTTTATAGCACCCGGATCGCGATTGAGATAAGTCTCGTCGCAGTTTTGTCCGGTCATATCATATCTGTCATGATACACCGTGGGCTCAATTATTCGAATGGCATGGGCCTCCATGCAGATGTGATGAATCCAGGAATCCACAGGTATTTCACCAACATAGCCAAAAATATCTAACCATGCACGTGGTATCAATGGAAACAAACAAAACTTTGCTCTGTAATTTTCTGTGATCATGTGTAACATGCCTACAAAATCTTGATTGGCTTTGACATGATCGTCCCAACCTGCAGATTGCATAACAGCATCGTCATTCCATATCAACAACCAATTACCTTGACTTTTTTCGGCCAGATGATTGTAGTATTTGTGCAGACATTGATAGCCCCACACAGGTGTTTGCAGAACCTGACATAGGGCACCCGATGATGATATGATTTGTACCCATTGTTCAGACTCAAAATACTGCTGGCTGACATCATCGTCCTGGTCATAGGCTATCATAATTTCAATACAGCTGGGGTCGGCAGCTTTTTCCAACAGAGACTTTACACTTTTTTCTACAAGTTCAGTTCTTTTTCTAGTGGGTATGAGTACACTGATGATCATATTTTTACCCACTGTCTCATATGGGCCCAGCAACGACCATTTCTTAGGTCCGCAAAACTCCAGTGGCATTGACTGAGTTTTCGAATCCATTGTTCTCTGTCATGCAAAATAGGATTTTCTATCAAACTAAAGTCTGTATTGGCCACATCACCAGCCTGACAGAAGCCGGGGTCGTCGGTGATAAAACACGGTATGCCTTCTATTGCGGCCACTGCACTTGGAGTTGAATTATGGCAAACCACGGCCCAGCAGTTTTTTAAATCTTCTGTGATGTGCTTTTCTTTGGGACTGAGCACAGCGTTGTACTTGGATAGATCTAGGTTGGCAGGGAAATTTTTCCAGTCGCCCGGGTGCCAACGCAAACGCAACGGACGGTCTGTGTGTTGTCTAATTTTTGCCACGGTGGCGTCCAGCCACTGCAACAAATTCATTCCTCGCATGCTCCAGCCCATGGGACGTTGCAAACAAATCAAAATGTGATTGCCTTTGGTTCTCCAGGGTGCCAGATCCATGTTGTAGTCTCTACGGATGTTGGACCAGTTTTCGTCTCTGGCATCTTCGTTGCAATATATCCCTGTTTTGGGAAATACACCATTGAAACTGTAGCGTAGATACTTGTGCGGATTTTCTCTGTTTCGATAGATAAACACATTGGAGTCAATGCTAAGCCAGTATCTGTTACGACTGGCCTGAGTTTCCATGATCATCTTGCGAACTTTGTAGTGTGCAAGGCGTGTTTTGCTGGGATTGGCGTCAAATGCATTGCCGATAATAGCGCCAACATCACAGGGCTCGTATGTTTGAGACCAAGTGGTAGTGGCTGTATCCCCGTTTCTAGCTGCACCCTGAGCAAAGTAAGTTAGAGCATTTATTTTCTCATCGCCGTTGATGTGGCGGGGCAAGCTGCTGAGATAGCTTTTAACGATTAATGGTCGGTCTATCATTGTTTTCTAACACCATTTTCCAAGCCTGCCCCAACAGCAGCTCACTCAAGCTAAACTGACTGTAGGCCACAGAACACAGCCATTTGTAAATTATATCTTCATCCAACATCAAAGGATTTTCTATGTTGGCAAGATCATTGTCGCACACAGGCGCTGCTGCTGTGGGTGCCAGCGCAAAGGCCGGAATACCATACTGTATGGCTTCCACAGCAGCAATACTATTGTAGGTTACCAATGCATATATGTCATCGTCCAGTGCATCATATATGGTATTGTTGGTACGTTCATTGCGGCCGGCTTTTTCACGTATTACAATTTCCCTATCTGTATGTTGCTTGAGGGTTGCAATGGTTTGTTGAATCCATTGATCGCGGTCGTGTCCATAATACTGAAAAGGTTTTTCTGTGCTCAATACCAGCAAAATCTTGCTACCAGTGCGCTTCCAACCTTTGTATTGCAAATTGGGATTGAACTTGACCAATTTTCGCCAGCGGTCGTCGGGCACATCCATGATACTATTGTGCTGCATGGCATTTTTAACTATACGGTGAAAAACTTTTCTTCCAGTGCGATTGTTTTCACAGCGATAGTTGCCCAGATATCCAGTTTCAATAAAATAATAATCGCGTCCTTGACTCTGAGCATGGTCCGCAATTTTACCGTTGGAAATGCCACGCAACAGCAGTGGGCCTGAAATTTTTTCGTGTTCTGTCCAGTATCGACTTTTGTCTAGGAACACACTTTCAGGATAAGCAGCCATGATCATGGCAGCGTAGTCATTGAACTTGAGACAGCGATCTAGTTTTTCATTCAAAGAAATAATGTACTGAGCAAACCGTCTGTCAACTGATTCTTCTTTTTGTCGCTTGAAATACAGCTTGGCGTTGGCAGCTTCTTCAGACTCGTTGATTTCAAAAAAAGTTTTTTCAATGGTTCTCAACTTTTTGAGTTGAGTTTGAAGTATCAGCGCATCTGAAACATTGTGCTTGAGAGCAGATTCAATAGTTCTGTGTTGAACCTGATAATTTTCGTTGGGCCAGCGTTCAACCAGGGCCACAGGCAATATCATTGATCAATCCTTTGTTGGCAGTATTCTGTGAACAGTCTTTCGCGGTGCCATTCATCGGCCTGCGGTGTATCTGCAAATTCGTGAAAGCAGGGTGTGCCCAATGTGTAGTGCAGTAGTTTAGCGTTGTGATCTGCTCCGTACTCGTCGGGCAACCAATTCCATTCGGGTGGTAGGCTACCAATTCTGTTTTCGTCTACCCAAGAAAATCTGTGAAGATAACTGCCTGTGTTCTTTTGCACAAACTCAGGTGTGAGTTTTCTGTTTGGGAAACTTCCACAATTCCACAGTATCACACTTGACCAATTTTTTCTAGGATAATCTTCGTTTTTGGCACCCAGGTACTTCACAGGCATCCGTGTTTTGTAATCGTGCTTGACCACTTGCACATCCTTGTTGTACTCTCGCAGATTCCAAAGTTTTACAATATCGTCACGCACAATCATGTCGCCGTCAATAAAGATGGCATGTCCTTCAAAATTGCAAAGATGAGGCACTAAAAATCTACTGTAAATAAATTGATTGCTGCCATCAGTGTGTGTTTCTTTGTAATCTTGAAACAAGTTCAATGCCACAGGAACAATGGCCACAGGCTGCGATGCATGTCTAATGATACTGTTCACGCAAACATGATAGGCAATGGCCTCGCGCGGATCGTATCCAATAAAGATAGGAATTGGCTTCATTGTCGTTGAATGTCATCTTCAATGCATTTGTCACCGTACTGAATTTCGATCAGTTTGAGTTCTTGATCAGTTTCGTTGCACAGCATGTGCCATTGATTTCTGGCAATAAAAATATAATCGTGTTGATCAAATATGCCAATTTGATCTTGATCACTGCTCTTGTCAAGTGTGTATACAGCAGCTTGACCTTGGGCAACAAACCAAAACTCTGCTCGTTGTTCGTGCCTCTGCATGCTAAGACAGGTTTTGGGTGCAACTGTGAGTTCTTTGAGTTTGGTAGCGGGTCCAACTTCGTGCAGCACTCGATAGTAGCCCCAGGTGCGCTCAGTTTTGGGTGCTTTCCATTCTTGCAGAATCCAGCTGCTGGAATTCTTTTTGTCCTCGCCACCCACACCAAACACAAATTTGACTCTGGAATCAGTGATACGCATTTCGGGTATGTTTTCCCTGGTACGATCACCACCATTGGCAAAGATAATTTCATCATTGGGCCCGCAATGCTCAAGCAGTTGCTCAATGGCATCGCAGCTGGAATTGTCGTCGTCATTGTAAACAATTGTGCCAGTGACATCTCGTAGGCTATTTACAACTGCTCTGCGCTCAGTCAGAGGCATAAAAGGCTGGCCTTTTTTACGAGTCAACCATGCATCGCTGTTTAGACCAACAATGAGTTGATCTCCTAGATTTTTTGCTGCTTTGAAATATTCAATGTGACCGCTGTGTATGGGGTCAAACCCGCCTGTGACCAGTACTATTTTCATGAAGATATTTAGTACCCTGTGGCATCACTGTTGTCCAAACCAGGTCAAGCTTTTGTCTAACCAAGGCAAAACAAGTTCATCCTGTGCCACATGGCCGTGTCTGAGCACACTTTCGGCCGCGGTTTTGGGCAGTAGACCTAGGTCTGCCAGGTCATACCAGCTGGTACTTTTGATATCCAGCGGAGCATGAGAGCTTTTGTAAACAGCCGCATGCAACCAAGGATCAGTAGGATTCTTGTAAAAGAATCCCGACGCACAGTCCCAACCCGACACAGCCAGCATGTGTATCAAGTTCACTATGCTGTAATGATAGTAACAGTGATCGGGCTGAACAAAAGACAGTTTTTTCTGGACGATATTTGCGGTTTGTGGCAGTATCAGAATCAACATGGCTCCAGGTTCGGCCACGTGCCACCATTTGGCCAAGGTACTAAGAGGTGACAGAGCATACTGAAATGCATCGTGGCACCACAAAACATCATAACCTTTTTTCTTTGGTTTGAAAATTTGATCTTCAAAATTGTTTTTTTGATAGGTAATGTTTTTGTATTTTCGAGCCACAGGTAGTTCTGCCAACAGATCCAATCCTGTACATTGTATATTCAGCGGTATGGGCTTTTCATCCCTGGTGGTTCTTGTGGCCCACCATTCAAGATCTAGTCCAGGGCCGCAGCCGATGTCCAGCAGTGTGTCAATGCTGCTCATAAAATCGTCATGCTCGTACAACCAGTTTAGTGTTTGCAAACTGTGTTGATGACTTTGTTCAGGATTTTTGAACATTATACTGTGATGTCTTCCATGCCAGCAGTGCGCAGTCTAACAATGTGACCCATTTGCCACTGTTTGGTTTCAAGGCCTTTCATGATTCCCAACCACTTGTTTCTCAGCAGTGCTACTTCGTTGATTATGGTTTCAAAGTCAACTACTTCGTCTTCTCCGTCCACGTACTTTTCTGCATCTCTGCTGGTCAGTGCTCGTGCATAGGCTTCTAGATATTTTTGGAAATGCCGGCGGCGAATTTTTCTCAACTGAATATTGAGAAAGTTTAGCACTGCTTCAATTTCTTGTAGCTGATTGAATCTGTGTTCTGTAATACCTGGCAATTCTTTGATGTTGCGTTCTACCAAGCCGCCGATTCGACATTCAGACTTGGCTGACTCCAATTCACGCTCATAATGAGCAATGAAATCTGGAATCAACCCTAGGTCTGCAACAACTTTGCTATACCACATTTAGTCTTCGTAGTCTTCGTAGTCGCTGTCATCATCGTATTCTTCTTCATCAACATTGTCAACAAGATAAGCAGCCAGTGCTTTCTTGAAGTCGCTGTCGCCTCTAAAAGCGTCTTTGATATCATCGGGACTACAATCATTGTCGATCAAAATATTGATCATATTTTCTGCTGCATCAACTCGATCCACTGTGTTAATGTAGGGTTTCAACTCGTCCCAAATCACTCTTGCCAGATCTGAATCCATTACTCAGTTTCCTCCTCGGCTGTACTTACCTCTTCTTTGCGTTTTCCAAATTCTGACATGACTACATCCAAACAACCGTTTTCGTTGCTTTCCCAGCCCTTACGGAAGAATTTCAAAATTTCGCCATCCAAAGTAGTATAAGCGAGTCGATTGCCGTCTTTCTTAAGGAAACCTTTTTTCTCAGCCAAGTCAACAAGACCTGAATATGGATTCATACCGGTTTCATAAGGGATCTTGACTTGTACGCCTTCAAACGGCTTGGCGTAGCGTGTTTTCATGACCTTACAAGCTGAACGAATGCCCATCACATCTGTAACTTTGTTACCGTCCTCATCCTCTTTGAGTTTGAGTTTTTTCATTGCAACAACAATGCTAGATGCATAGATAAAACCCTGACCACCTGAAATCTTGTCATCTGGATCAAACATGTCCTGGCTAGCGTATGTGTGATTAGTACAAACTAAACCCACGTTATAGCTGCCAAACATGTTGACACAGTTACGAACCAGTGCTGTCAATGCTTTGGGCTTGCGGCCCAGGTCACCTTTTAAGTCGCCTGAATCAAATTGATTGATGTCAGTGGGCGTCAGCAACATGCCCAACGAGTCAATCACAAACAGCACCTTGGGTCGTTCGCCGTCGGGCAAAGCTTTATAGTCACTCATGAATGTTGAAATTGTTTTGGCCACATCATCAATCATGGCCATGCTCAACTTCAGCAGTTTGCTTTCGCTGGTATCCACGCCCAATGCCTTGAGCCAGTCTTCGTCCAAAGCGTTTTCTGAATCAATTAACACAACAAAGATACCTTGCTCTTGTGCGTTCTTGATAATGTTGCCAGAACAGATGTAGCTTTTGCCAGCACCCGATTCTCCGGCAAACACAGTGACCTTGCCCAAGGGAATCCCCCGGTTGAAGTCGCCTGAGATCAAATAGTTTAGGGCATAGTTGCCTGTTGAAACCCAGTCTGTGGGATCATTGAAGCCAATGCTGAGGCCGTCAATGCTTTTGGTAATTTCTTTGCGAAATTTTGAAACGTCAAATGGTTTGCCCATGTTATTCCTCTATTAAAATTTTTTCTAGATGTCTGTGTTTATGCAGCAGCGTTCTAGCATGATCGATATTTGTAACTGTTCCCAAGGGAATTCGTCCATGTCCCAGAGCCCTATCTGTTGGATCATATCCGTGAGATCTAATCCAATCAAAAAAACCCTTGTTTTTGACCATGTTACAACCGTCAAAAGTCAAAGTTGCTTCACCGCTATAATAATGTAAATTTTTGAAGTTTGCATAGTCAATTGGCAAATTATCCTCAAACAAGTCCAAAAATTCTTTACCTAATTCTGCGTAGTGTAAAAACAAAGTTCCCGGTGCCAGTGCAAATTCAAAATTTTTGTAATCTTCTAGATCCAATGAAAATCGTCGATACTGATCTTTGTTAAAACTGATATACAGTTCATCTAATTGCGATTTTTTTGATTCAACGCGATGTACAAAAAAATTCAAATTTCTAATAGCTTGTTTGAGGTCTGATGGCGCCACTGTCCACAATCTAGTTGGAGTATTGTAACCACCGGACAATCTTTCAAAAACTTCATGTAGACTATTAAAATAATCTTGTGTTTGATTCAACACAGGAAATTTTGTTTCTATTGCATTTGGCAAATATTTGTTTATGGTAACAATACTTTGTTCTAGTAAATCAGCAGACTCTGGCAAAGACAACAAACTGGCAAAAGCTTCTTGTTGATTGAATTCGCAGTTATCCAGGCACCAACGGAGTTCTTTCAGCCACTTGTTTACAAATAGATTATTATGCAAATCAATGCTGAAGCAATCTCCGGTGGTACCCAGATAAACCCACAACTTCATTTTACTTTTGTTGTCGTGCCCGAATCATGGCCAAAATGTCTTCGGCTTTTTGTGTGGGCTTGCTGGCTGCCTGAACAGGTGCACTGGCCACAGCAGGTTCATCTTCTTCCCAAGCAGGAGTCGAAGGTTTCACTGCAGGCGCAGCAGGTTTTGCTGCAGGAGCTGCCTTGGGTGCATCTTCGTCGGCCTGATCAGTGGAGCTAGAGCTGCCACCGGGTGCTTGAACACCAGCAGGACGATAGTATTGACCCCAACGCTCAGTGTCATAGGGTTGACCATCAACGCTGGCTTCAAACATCTCTTTGATGACTTTTAGCTCAACATCGCCGGGACGCTTGGGCAAGAATGTGTTGAGATCAAACAAGCCGTGTGCTTCGATGGCAGCCTGTTCAGCTTCTGTGAGTGCCGATTCTTTGCGGCTCCACTTGGAGGTGCTGTAGTCAGCATACCCGCCTTTGCTGGTCTTGGTGATACGGAAGTCCAGACCGCGCAGTGCGTCGGTGGGCAGTTCTTCAGTTTCGGGATCCATCAGCACAGCCTTGATTGTGGCAAACAGTTGCGGTCCAATGATGAACTTGCGGATTGGATTGTCTGGAGTGGTGTCATCAGCCAAGGGATTCTCGCGAACAAAACCTTGCATGATATAGCTGCGCTTCTTCCAGTACTTGCGACCCATTTCTTCAAGACTCTTGTCCTTGAACCAGGTGCGAACTTCGGCCAAGATTGGGCAAGCATTGGGTTCCCACATTTCCACGCAGGGAACTTGAACCATGACCTGTTTGCTATCCATTTCGCCTTTGATGCCAGCGAACGGTAGTCGAATCATTTGACGCTCAACCCAGAAAAATGTGTTTTTGGAATTACCGTCTGGAAGGAAACGGATGGTGCAGGATTGACCTTCTTCCATGTTCCAGTGGGGATAAATTGACTTGTCTCCACCACCTGCGGATTGCCCGCCTTGTTTGTTTTCAGCTGCCTGTAAACGTGCTCGAATTTCTGCTAAAGATGCCATAGTATATTCTCCTTAAAGTGTTGCCTATGTATATGCTTGTAAATCTAAATTTTAGATGTTGCCTGTGCATACACTGTGTAGTGTACGCGAAGTATTTAGCACAGTCAATGCAAAACGAAATTTATTTTTGCCGGATCTCAATGTAGTAGATCTGGGTGTAGTGATTGGGGGTGTAATATTCGGGGCTGTTGAACACATCGGTTATGACCAGACCGGCTGCGTCAATGAATGGCTCAAACTCTTGTTCTCTGCGTAGAGATCCAGCTTGATTCTCTTGCAGCAGAATTACACCGCCGGGCAAAAGATGATGGCCAATGTACCGGAAAAAATCTTGATGTGCTTGCCAATCGGCATCAACAGCAATGCGTTGATAATTATCGTCACCGGGGCACTCCAAAAAATGAGGTGGATTGGCTACAACCAAATCAAACTGCTCGTGATCGGGCATTTCTGAAACTGAGTCGATGGCATAAGCAGTGACCGTGGACAGTTGGTTCACAGCAATGGTTTCTTGCACACGCTGTATGGCTGGTTCATATATGTCGCTGACACACAATCCCCGACAGATGCCATGATCTAACAAACCAAACCCTATGTAGGCTGGTCCGCTGCACCATTCATAGCAGCGTTGAAACTGCTTGGGATATCTTTGTTTGACAATTTTAATGTATTCTTGCCCGAACCATGTGCCACCACCGTCCATCCAGCTGTCATATTTGACTCTATATTTGTTTGCACCCGAAGTTATGAATTCCATCACAGCCTCCGGGGTCGGTTGGGTTCACGCCAGCACAGCAAGTTTTTTTGAGCCTGCATGTTGCACTCCTGCATCCATTCTCGACTGGCAGTACTTAATTGTCCTGGTGCAACTGCATCCAAATACTCAACATGTTCAGCGGGTGTGGGGTGAAAATCTCGTTTGGTTTCACCAGACAAGGGTATGCCGCCGGCTCTGCTCCACCAGGTGCCGCCAAAAACCACATCCAATACACTGGGTGCTATGATGTCCAGCACCTCCTGATACATTGCTCGAACATCACTATTGTCTGCAGTCTGCAGACTGGGATTGTTGCCCAGGCCAGTGTCCTCATTGGTTTTGGCCAAAGGAACCATGCTGAGAAATCGATATTTACAGCCCCAATGATCCAGTAGCTGTTGAGCAGCAGCAATGTTGGCCATGTCTCTGATCAAATAACCTCGTTCACAGGCAAACTTTTTCACATACTCCTGCGGCAATTGACTGCCAGCAGTCCAGTACACGTTGCCCCCTTCTAACCAACGATTATGCACATACCTGTCTTCTCTACTGGTGTTGCTCCACATGATCCACACATGATCGTCTGGAGTCAAACGGTGCCTTTGATTACATTCAATCAAACTCCACAGCATGTAACTGTTGCCGGCGCCACACAGTCCCCAATTTTCAAAAAAGTCGTACTGCCGGCCCAGTGCATCGGCCCAGGTTGGCCAACGCCAATATTGAGTAAAACTACATCCAAAAGTAAACAGTCTAGACACGATGTTTTCCAAATGTTTGGCTCAGCTGCCATTGTTGATCGCTGACTGTAACATGTTGTTGTTCAAACCAGGCTCGATCATATTCCCAATCCTTTTGACTGGTGTGCAAAAATGCACTAGCTCCGTGTTTTTTGATTGGCAACGGTTCATTGCTGTATCTATGCCTGTACACTTCGATCAGTTGAAATTCGCTCATGACCATTTTTTGGCCTTGAGGATCGAATGCAACCAAAGCTTGCTGTTCAAACAGATCTAGATGCAAATCAAAAGTGGGTTGATGATGTATCGACTCAATGTGTTGTCTCAGTCCAATCAATAGATCCCGAGTAAGATATCTAAAAGGCACACTGCTCATGCACCAAAATTCTTGCTCATTGACAACCCAGGGCAAATCACAAGCCAACATGTGTTTGACATATGCTCGATTGCCATGATCAATGGGCGTGGGTTGATCGGGCACAGTGGCACTCACACAATCATACTTGGGTGCAGCTTCAAACACAACATCTGAATCAACCAACAACCAACCATTGCCGGATACAAATTGATCCAAATACAATTTTACCAGCTGTTGTCTAAACCAGCCGCCTGTTTTGACTTTTTGCATGCCAGCAAAATCACTGAACCTGTGAAACTTTATATTGGCCGTGGGAAAATTTTGTTTGATGTATTCCTGGCAGTCTTGAGGATAGCAGGGCCAATGAGCAATATCAAAATCATCAATGATAATGTCAATGGGCAGCTCGGGCAACCAGCGTTGCACACTACGAAGGCACAGGATTTGGTTGAAAAAATAACCAGCAAATGTGGTCAATACCACTCGGTCAGGAATCACAGTTTACCTGTTGTGAGCCAAAACTTTCAATCTGTCTAGATCGGTGTTTTCTTCAAGGCCAAAATTGGTGGGGTTGCCCGTGTACTCATACATGCCACATTCGGCCAGGCCATGTGTGGGACAGTATTCACCTGCTTCGGTCATGTTGCACTGGCCTTCTTTGACCTGTGTCACTGACTGTTCATCGCTGTCTACTGCTTTGGCCAGTTGATCAGGTTCCGCAGTTTGGTTTTGTTGGGGTTCAAGTAGGTCTAACACTGCTTGAATGTCCACACTGCGATCGGCCAGTTGTTGCATTCTGTTCAAAATTAATGGTCTTGCATCTGCGTTGGCATCTTGGTCTGCTAATTCTTCCAATGCGTCAAACAATTCGTCATCGCCCAACACATCATACAGTTGTTCTGTGGTATTGGTTGCATCTGCGCCAACTGGCAGATCTTTGCTCATTAGATCTACCAACTTTTGTTTGGACTCAGGAGTGTCTGGCACAGCCCAGGTTCCTTCCACTAGATTGTCGATCCAGGATTCAAATATTTGTGTTTCTTTCATGGCATTGGCCTCTTGAGTAATTCTAGCCAGCAGCGGAAGTGCCTCTTCAATTCTGTGATCCAGTGTCTGTTTCACAAACATATCTTTGAGTTCTTCAACTATTACATCGCCTTCTGTGATCTGAGTTGGCGTCCAGTTTTCAAAATAATGAGCATATCCTCGTGGTGATCCTAGATGTTTGAGAATGCCCTGCATGTTTTTGTAGTAGGCGTCAGTTTGTTCAACCAGTTGTTTGGTTTCGCCCTCGAAGATTTGACCAGCATTGGCTCTGCGAAAACGACTGAGCACAGCAAGTTCTTCTACAATAGCATCAATGTGTTGACCACGTGCATCGTAGGGGCGACCTCCCTGTCTAACATGTTCCAGCATGGCCTTGCCAGCAGTCAAACTACGAGACTTGAGACGATAACGCTCACCTTCGGCAGTTTCAATAAAAATACTTTCAATATATCTAAATCGTGCTTCGCCTTCGCGCAGACTCTTTTTGTGTCTTATTACCAGTCTGGCTTGGGTAGGTTCCGCATTCCAACTCAATTTTCCACGGCCTTGCCACGACTCTGTAATGGCTGCTTGACCTTGTTGGGTATAACGCAGTCGGTTGATGTTTTCAGGTTGAAAGGTTAAAAAATTACGGGTGGCAAACTGTTTGAGTTGAGACAGAAAGGCAAACCAATTTGTCTTGTCCTCGGGTTCCATGCTTTTGCCATATTGATCACCAAAAAACACAATCAACTCATTTTCCGGAGTCACAGCCACAACCACTGTGCCGTAGTTTTTTCCAGATTCTGCTGTCCAATCAAATCTGAATCTATCTGCTGAGGGATCGCTGTTGGTCAGTCTTAGATTTCTGCTGATCAATAAATCGTACAATTTTTCGGATGTGTTGTTCTGCGCCATAGTAGTATATTTAGCGCATCATAATAAAGGGCAACGGCTCAATCAGCGGCTCGCTGCGATGATCCCTAAGTTGACGATCTAGATCTGTGTGATAGTTCTGCAATTCCTGCATCATGCGTACAACCAATAATGTAGACATAACCAAATCATCAGTTTCCCCTGGTTTGGCTGCATAGCTGGTTCCGTGTGCTACAAAAGTCTTTAGCTCAGAAACCAAAGGGGCGCTACGGAGTTTCATACGCCCACTTTCTATCAAGACTTTGAGCTTGTTGCAGGCGGTAAGTTTGCTTTTGTTTGTGGTATTAAAACCCTTGCGTAATCTACGGCCGCTGGCGCCGGTCACTGATCCATCGCTGAGAAAGTAGCCCGGAATGTTTTCTTCCCCATATTCAGCTATGGAAATCAGTGCAGCTTCGCCAATGGTATTGTTTTCTACTGAGTAGTACACACTGTCTGGCTTTTTCACAATGTCACTGATGTGTTTGACAATGTCGGCCAGTATTCTTACCTGGGTAGGAATGTCAGTGCGATTATGACGCCATTCTCCTATTTGCTCTGTGGTGTTGGCTTCGAATATTTGTATGGCAGCAGGATCGCCACCTGTGCCCAAACTGGGATCCAGTGCAACTACATAAATTTTGTCAGGTTCAGGATTTTTATACCAGCGCACCTGTCCTGTTTTATATAGGGGCTCGCCACCTTTGAGATCCAACAACTTGGCAGGCGCAATTAGCGTTTCATCGTTGATAATGAATTCGCAGCCAATTTCTCGTCGAAATCGGTCTGAGCCCAGCTGGGCTTCCATGTCTTTGCCCCATTGTTCGTCTCGGTCCGGGTGTTCTTGCCAGTAGCTGCGGTAGGCCTTGAAACCGTTGATGCCTACTTCTGTGGGGTTGCCAAATTCATCTTGACATTTGTTGGCCTGTTTCCAAATGATTGCAAACTGATCTTCGTCTGAGTTGGGGGTGGAAGTGATAATGGCCTTACCACCAGTGGCCAGGGTGGGACTGATAGAAGTCCAAAACTCTTGTGCAATTGTGGGTCTCACGAACGCAAATTCGTCTGCGTACAACAGCGAAATACTCATACCCCGTCCGGTGTTTTCTGTTGTGGTTGCTGAGACAATTCTTGATCCGTTTTCAAAGTCAATGCTGCCTTTGTTATAACTGATCACACCAGCACGAATATGGTCCGGACACATTTCATAGGCAAATCTAATACGCTGCATGATTTCCTGCGCACCTGTGTACTTGTGTGCTGCAATCAAAATGGTAGAGTCAGGTATGAACATGGCATACCACAACAGATAGCCTGCTGCCGACGTGGATTTGCCGGTCTGTCGCGGCATCATGGAAATGCTAAAGCGATAATTATGATAGGTATGAATCAGTTTCTTTTGGTACTCGTAGGGATGGTACAACATCTTGCCCCGTGTTGGGTGTTGGATGTAGAAAAAGTGATCCAGGAAGTAGGCTGGACCTGTGTTGGGGTCCGCACAGCTAACAAATTCGTCCAGCTGGTGCTCAGTGAAAATTTGCTTTTTGTGCGGTGCCTTGACCAGTACACCTTCAAGTGTGCTCATGGCAGTATTTACTTGGCTTTGGTCTGGATCAGCGCAAACCAGGCCGGGGTTCCGGGTTGTATGCCCAGACGCTTTGCTTCGTTGCGCAATTGAAAATGTTGATCTTGTATTTGCTGCCGCTTGTGGGTGTCGTAGGCTGCTGTTACAGATTCCGGAGATAGAGTCCCCAGTATGCCTTGTCCCCTGAACTGATTTATTGGGTCAGCAGGATCCAAATAACAATCGCTGTCTGTGGACAGCGATCCGAGGTTGCTGGTAGAAAACTTTATTTGTTTGGTCATTGACACCAGCTTTGTTTGGCGTCTCCATAGTATTCGCGAGCAAATCCGTTGCGAATCAGCTCGGCCCGCAGGCTAACACCATTCAAAATAAGATCTCCCAATACACGTCCGCCAAACTTGTCCCAAGCATAAATTGTAACCTGATGCTTTTGGGTACTAGCCACAGCCTGTTTTGTAAAGGCAGTTGCAGCCTGTCCTCGTTGATCTTCTGAGGGGCACTGAGCTCTAAATCCTTTTTCAGGAGTGTCAACTCCAAAGACTCTGATAGCCAATTCTGGCTTGAGCGGTGCAGGTAGAAACGGTGCTGCTATGACCACAGTATCACCGTCGTTGACACGGATGATCTTGGCATCATAGGTTACCCCCTGTGGTGTTTTTTGTGCAAATGCCAACAATGGCAACATCATTAATATAATTAGCAATTTCTTCATGTTATGTTATCTCCTGCCATTCGATGCTGGCATACACATCTTGGTTCTGTCCTGTGGTGGCCATGGTGATCACATATTCATAGGCCACGCCGGTGAATGGATCGCGCTCCAGCTGGTATTCAAAACCAAACGCTTCTTGGGTGGGTGATCCACTGGTTTGATTGGTGGAGTTTATGAAGGTCTGTTCTGCTATGTCGCCTGATACCAGAGCAGTGGGTGTGAGGTTGTATTCTACCGAGCTGTCGGCGGCCGAGCTGGTCCAAGTTCCTCCTGATGTGATGGCTTTTTTATACACACGGAACTGGAATATGCTCTGGGCCACTGGTATCAAGGAATAGTTGATGGGTATGACCACTGCATTGAGTCTGTTGCTCTTGAGGCGTATGCTGATCACGGGCAGGAAGCTACTGTTATTGGGCAGAGTCCTGGGTGCGGCAATCAAGTGCGAAGCCGCACGAGGATTACCCGATCCTGACAACTGGAATCCACCTTCGGAAATCACTGAGCTACAGATCTGTGTCATCATGCTGGCACCAGTGGTATTGCCTGTGTTGGTTATTTCATATCGTATAGGCAAAGTGGCTGTGGTCATGTAGACTTTGGTATTGCCTAATTGGTTGGCATGATTGAATCTATGACAAATGACATAAGTACCGTCGATTACAAATCCTACTCTCACTGTGCCTACCCCCAACCACTCCACATCCGCAAACATGATCTGTGTGCGTTGTGGGTATAGGTTTATACCAGTGGGATTGTTGGCATTGACCACGCCAAGAAGTTGATTGCCATTCCACGCATCTTGCCGTACACGTTCCTCTACTCCTGTACTTCCTGATCGAATAACAAAGTAGTTGTAATCGCCATCATTTTCAAAGAACACACCATCGTTGGCATCAAACAAACCCACACGCTGTCGTAGACCAGTCTTGGGTTCGTTCATACAGAAGGTGTTCAGTGTGAGCTGACTCTTACCAGGCTGATAAGGAAACGGCTTCAGTGTTTCTCTCAATACACTGTCTCCGGCAGTTGCGCCTACATTTAATTGATAACTACTTTGATTGCTGACATACACTACATTGGCTGTGCCAGAAATGCTGTTGGCAAACTGTCCGTGATCAAAATACCGTGCCTGAGTGTCAAACAGGGTGTAGGGATTGCTTACACGCAAACGACCAAACGCATCTGAAGTAGCTCCAGAAAATCCTGATATGACCACATTGGCATCGTCGGCCAACACAACATTAGCTGTGCCTGATATACCTACGTTGCCAGACACTACCCAAGGACTTGTGCCTTGTGTGACATTTACATTGCCTGTAATACCCACATTGCCTGATGTGATAGCCACATTTGCGTTGCCAGTAACCAGCCAAGGACTTGTGCCTTGCAGCACAGTTACATTGCCTATCACTGCCACAGGCATGGAATTTCCCGAAAGATCAATGTTGCCCAAAGATCCAATGCTCACATTGCCCACTGACACATTACCAATCAGAGCCGCATTGGTACGAACAAAAACGTTGCCTGTGGCTTCGTCCAGTTCCAAGGCCTGCGTTATGTTACGCAAGTACCATGGTGCAACTTGTGAGGGATTTGGTTCCATGTTATAATGCTCTGTTATCTATTACTTATGATTTTGAATTCGATCTGCCCAGGCCGTGGTACTGAGCCATGTTTGATAAATGTGGGCTGCTGTGGTTTGATGTTGTGCTAGATGTGGCAAAATGCCTGCTAAAATTGTGTCTTTGTCTTGCACTGAACAGTATTGGCTGCGGGCCTGTGCCCATTTGGGGTCATCGTCGTCGACCCAGGCCTGTGCTTTTTCTTCGTCCATTTCAATGTGAAACTGCATGGCCAAATGTGGACCCAGCGCCCAAGCTTGATTGGGGCATGCAGGAGATCCAGCCAGTCGCACTGCACCAGTGGGCACAGAAAATGCTTCGTAGTGCCAGTGAATCACGGTGGGTGTGGGATCGGGTCCAAACCAATGTTGAACCAAGGGATGATCTGCCCAGTCTATGGGTTGCCAACCAATTTCGGGGTGCGGCGATGCAGCCACTGTACCGCCCAAGGCTCGAGTCATTAGTTGTCCGCCAAGACAATGACCAATCACAGGTATATTCAGGCGCATGGCCTGTAATATTAATATTTCAGCTTGACGATTGCTCAACAGCGGATCATTGGAGCTCATGCCGCCGCCCATGACAGCCAGGGCCGAGTAGGGCTCTATGCTAGCAGGAAATTCTTGACCTGCACCAGCATTTCGTGCTTCATACGGTACATGATGCTGATTCAACCAAGTGGCTAGATATGCTGGTCGTTCCGGTGTTTGATGCTGAAGTATCAGTACTGGCTTCATGCCTGCCTCTGGATTATCGTGGATAACCACCAAAGGCCTTTATTGGGCTTGCTTTATCAACAAATTCAGGTTCTTCACTTTTTGCTGTGCTTACTAGTCGTTTGCCGCCAGGAGTCTTGGTCATTCTAAGAGCAGCATCAATGATGGGATCAACGTTGTTACTAAATCCTACAACCACACCATTTTCGCCAAACGCAGTTTCGGCCGTCCAGCTGGGTCTAAAGGGATTTTGTGTGTCCGGCTTGGCATCACTTCTAGCACGAGCTATGGCCACACCAAATCTATAATTTTTGTAGGGGTCAGATGCGCTGAGACCTGGTATTACAAAAGTATTTTGCAAGGGTTCACGAGATTCTGGCGGAAGCTCTCGTTGTTCTCGTATAAACTCGCGGGCTCTCATCTGGGGTATCCTTTGAACCCTTTGATGGGGCTGGTTTTTTGTACCCAGTCTGCTTCTGTGCTGCGGTTGTCGGTCATTTTGGTAACACGGCCTGCGCCCACTGCTCGGGCAGCAGCATTGACTTTTTCCAAATCAGCATCGCTGTATGTGGCCAACAAGGGATCACCAGCAAAAGCACCTGCAGGTGGTGTGGGATAATCTGGTGCACCAGCCATGGCAATGCCAAAACGCCATTGAGTATAAGGGCTGCCGCCCTGCTTGGTTTGACTGATGTCTGGCATTGTGATCAGTCCTTTGAGAGCTGCTACCTGTGATTTTGGTAACTTACTGGCGTCCGCAGGCACATCGGCTGCGCTGCCGTATCGTGCTTCACTGACAAATTCTTTAGCTCTCATTTTTCAATGTCTTTCAAACGCAATTCGTCAAATGGTTGATCTTTGTCGTTTCTGTTCCACAATTCTCGATTGCTCAACAGTTCGACCCAGGTTTGACGATCGGGCTGATTCAGCTTCCAAAAGTCAAACTGCAAATTGCTGCTGACTGGTCTGCAATACAAAGTGCGCTCTCGAGGCACACACAATTGCTGACTGGTAGTACGCATCTTTTTGCTTTCAGTACTGGTCCTCATAATATTTAGCTGCGGATCGTCTATGTAGATCTTGCACATGCCATCCACAAGGTCCTGTGGGGTGCGAGCATTTTTGACCACAGCCTGTGCCTGTGCCAGCCTAGATTCGCTGCTGATACGATCCAAATGTTCAGCACGATTCCGGGGGTTACGTTGAAATCCTGACCACTCCAGCCATTGGCCGTGATTGGTTCTGGCCACCAGTTGATCCTGCGGTATGTGTCTAATTACATATCTATAAGGCTTGGTGCCGTCTTGATCACTGCCTTCGATCAAGTACAGATCTTGTTCGTTGAACACCATGGTACAACCCACTAGATTTCGCTTGATCAAATGTTTGGCTGCACTCAGCGGATCTTGCATGGCCAGTGCTTCTGAAATATATTTGCCGTCAGGACTGGATGCTGCTTTGCCTGCTGCAACTTCAGGTTCGTCGTCCATTACATCAAGGCTGGTGTTGAGTATGCTCACCCCGTGGCTGTTGAGACCTTCCTTGTAGCCAGTGACTTGATCGTGCATCATCACTCGCTCAGTGCCGTTGTGCTGGTCTATGATAAAGTCCAAGGTAGGCACATAAGTTCTGTCCCGGTTTTTGGCGCCTGCCCATCCTATGTCGGGAAAATATTTGGCTACTATGATGCACATAGTTATTTTTGGTAGCCTGCAAATGGTTTGACTGGACTAGTGTTGTTCACATAGTCAGGCTCAAAGCTGCCAGGCTCAACATGATTGGTGGGCTTCATGCCCAGTTTTTTCATGATTGCAAAAAGTTTTTTACGATCATATTCTGTGTAGGCACTGAATGCAGGCAAATTGCCAAAAAAGCTGATGTCGTCGGCATTTTCCAAACGATCAATGTCCATGCCTGCAAGACTGGCCACACGATAAAAATCGTAGTATCTGCCCCAGTATACATCGCCATTGGCTTTGGGTCCAACCATGCCGGGGTGTGCTACATCAAACTCATGATTGGCCATGGCTCTACGACCGGGTCTACGGCTTTCAGTGACAAATTCACTGGCTCGCATGGCTGTCAACTTTGATAGGTAGGTACACCAATTACACCAGCCTGGGCCGATGTTCTTGTGCCGGCTTCGGCAGCTGTGAAGTTTGATCCGGTAATGTTGAGATAATTGCCAACACCCACATACACATATTCATAGCTGTTTGCAGGTACTGCCACTGCATTGGAATAAATGCTGTTTCCAAAATCTGGAGCTAACCAAACCTGATAGGTTACCGAAGTGTTACCTGTAGCAATTTGTACTTTGTCAGTTTGCCACACAACATTGGCCACTGAAGTATAAACATTTGCTTGACTTGCCATAACTTGTTCTTTCCTTTACCAGGCTCGGCAAGACCAATAGCGAGCCTTGGTTCTTGGTCCAGGGTTGTCGCAGTTGTGTCTAGCTCTAAAACTTCTTCTACGTGCAGGGTCGGACTTTTTGATGCGCATGGTCTTTTGACCGGCACGTTTGGCCGAGGTGCCACCGTGACCAAAGTTTACTTTTTTAATATTGCCACTCTTTGGATCTCGTACATATACTTTGAATTTTTTAACGTCGCCGCGCATGGGTTTACCCAAGGGAACTTCACGGCCTTGATACTTGGCTTCGTCCATGTCATTAACAGCATGCCAAAATTCTTCAGCTTCGCCCGAACTAAACAAGTGCTCAAAACGTGTTAAGAAATCTTCAAGACTCATGCTTTCTGCTGCTGATTGCACGGTTTCTTTGAATCTGCCTTCCAGTATAATTTCGCCAGCTTCGCCTTCAAGATCGGCCCATTCGCGTAATACATCAATGATTTTTGAAGTAGCATCTAGTACAATTGTGTCTTTGTTGATATCCACAATGTAAGTTTCAATCAAAGTGCCATCTTCTAATTCGATGGCAAACGCATCTCCCTTTTCAGGAAGATGCTGTCTCACTTCGGCTTCAGCAATGTATGTTTTTAAGTTCATTGTTGTGTCTTAAAATTTTTGAGTTCTGCGTACAGCTTCATGCCAAGATCTGATGATTCTCTGACCTCACTGGCAGTTTCTGCTGGGCCAAAACTGCCGCGTCGCGGATCACGATTGACCACGGGTATGGTGGTTTGACCAGTTTCCTTGGGCTTGTTTAGACCACCAGCCCAACGGTTAAGGTGTGGATCATCTGCACCAGTAGTCTCGGGCTCAGTGGGCCAGTCTGGTGAATTTTCATCTAGTTCTTGCTGGCAACTGCAAGGTGTAGTACCACAACCACAACCAGAAGATTTCATCCCTGCAAGATTCAACAATTGTGCAAGTTGGTCTGCATCTTCGCCGTCGGCGTTTATTGTAATATTCTTTGTTGCTTGTCCATTCTGATCCACGCCCATATTTACAGAAACATTCATGGATTCAGAAATCATGTCTTCTACTTCTCTGTTCAAAGAATCATAAATGCCTTTACCAAAAGTTATGCCGCCTTTGCTTTTCTTGGCAGGTTCAGCAGTACTGGTTGCAACGCTGCCGGCTACAGTAGTTTCTTCAACTTCTTCGGCCTTTTTCTTTTCAGGCAGACCTTTGTGCTTGGTCTTGGCAAAGTCTTTGACATCGCCTTTTTTCATTGTTTTGGCAACTTTTTTCAGTTCTTTGCTGGCGCCAGGAATCTTTTCACCTTTTTGCATGGCATGAGCCATGCCCATGAAACGCTGTTGGGCCTTGCTCACAGCTTTTTCAGCAACAGGCTGTTCTTCGGCTGCTTCAGCATGTTGGCTTAACATGTAGTCACGGGCTGTGTCCACATAGTCCATGGCCTTGGTAATCTTGCTCTGTACCCACTCAGGCAAGTTTTGCTCGTCGCTGAGAATACTGCTTAGTTCCTTGGCTGCTGCTTCGATGGTGTGCAGTTGTTCTTTGGCCATGTCGCCTTCACGATCGAACTCGCCGCGATCCACAACTGGATCTTGGTCTTCGTTTTTCATCAGCTTGCTACGACCACTGGGACCTTTGGCGCCCATCTTTTTGCCAGATCCAGCAGGACGTCCACGACCTCTCTTGGGAGCTTCAGCTGAATCACTGTCATCGGCGCCAACGCTGATACCCTGTGGATCAACTCTGCGTGTGACTTTACGACCAGTGGCAGTGTGTTCAATGTCGTGTTTGGATCCACGCTCAACTTCGCCAGGTTTCTTGGCTGAATGATATTTTTCCACAGACTTGAGCATGTCGTCCCAGCCTTCTTCCACAGCTTCTTGCTTGGATTTCTTGGCATCACGAGCAGCCTTCTTCATTGGCTCGGCTTTGTTGCCGTCCTTGTCCAAATCAAGATAGTCTGGCTTGGCAGTTTCACGCACTGTTTCCATATCTCCATCGCCGTCAAGGTCAGCTTTTTTCAATCCTGCAGCACGGGCCTTGGCCAGATTACCTGTAAACTTGTTGCCTTCTTCCATGTCCGCTTCGTTGGTTTTGCGTAGTTTGGCCAACACAGCACCGGCAACTTTCTCGCCACGCTCTTTTGAACCATAACGCTCAGCTGCTGATTTGGCAATTTTTTCAAAGTTCTTGCCGGGCTTGCCGATGTCTTTGCCTGCTCGAGCTGCCTTGGCACTGTAGTCAGCTTCGGCTACTGCACCTTCGTTGAGCTTTTGGGGCTCAGGCTTGTCGGCAATGGTAGCCAGTCGTTTGTTGAGATCATAAAAGAATGTCATTTTTGTTTATCCTTGTGGGTTGCGACCTGTAGCAGGCTTGGGTGGACGCTTGACAGTGCTCATTGGGCTGACCTTGCCCTGTGGCAAATCATTGGTGGTTTCAGCTGGCTTGGTCTTGCCACCTGCCACTGTAAAATCAGAACGATAGGCATTTTTCAACACTGCATGATCATAGGGACCTGTGGCATAATCCTTGCTCAATGCTTTTTGTTTGGCATCGGGTGCAGGATAATCTGTGTCGGCCAACAACTCTTTGTTTTGATCTTCGATCTGATCGCGTTCTTCTTGGTTGTTTTCTACATAGTTGGGGGTCTGCATCAACACGCGGTTGGGATCCATGCCCAGTAGTTGTGCAATACTGCGAATCTGTGCATCAATGGCTGGATACTTGAACTCAACATCCATGGTGCTCACTCGCTCGTTGCTGAATGCAGGAAAGTCAGGAGTGCGTGCTTGAATTGGTGTGGTCTTGACATCACTGATTTTCACAGGGTCAAATTGATCCAGTTTGCCTTTGAATGATCGTAAAAAATCGCTGGGCACATCACCGGCGAATTTGATGCGATAAGAGTAGGTTCTTTCGCTTTCAATTAGGTATTCTCTAAAGTGTTTCATGTCAGTTCCCTGTTAGATATTTATGCTCATTTAGAGTTTTGAGATCGACTGGCCATGAGTCTTTCCAAAATATCGTTGCGATTCAGCACCTGGCCGTGAGCTGTTTCGGCAGGTGTGTCGGGATCTTGAGAATCACGATCCAGTTTGAGCTTTTTCATTTGCAACTCAATCATCTTGAGTTTTTTGTTCATTTTGGCAGTTTTTGCGTTGAGTGCATGGCCTAGCATGTTGGATGCTACACCAAAGATTTCAGCAGCAAATCTAGAATCCACATTCATACCCAGATCGGATAAATCTTCAAAACTCTTTTTGGCCAGATCTGCCAGTTCATCTAGTTCAGCATCCGAGCGGTCTACATCTGATACTTCACTTAGTGCAGCGTCAATTTTGTCTATGGTGTTGTCCACAGTGGCAATAATGGACTTGGTATCCTCCACTGTGATTGTGCTGTTTGGAGCGAGATGATCGCCAATGCTTTCATTGGGCGCAAGATCAAACAGTTCCTCAAGTTTTTTGGTCATGCCATATTTATGGGCTCAGCCGCGGCCATTGTGAAACATTTCTTTTTCAGTGATTACTCTAAAAATCAGGCCTTGGCGTTGACACCATGCAGTGGCTGCTGCCCATTTGGCATAGTTGATGGCCACTATGGCACGCTCTTTCCCGTTTTGATTTTCGGTTATGGCGCTCTGTCCCGAGGGTTTGATTTCAATTACTTCGGCTTTGACTGTGTTGTCTTTGGTACGATACACTACCAAAAAATCAGGCACATAGATAGTTTGTTTACCAGTCAAGGGGTGGCGGTAGGGAATGTTGATACTTTCGCTGGCCCATTGCAACACACTTTGATTGGTGTCACAAAAACGCATAAAAGCATGTTCCCAGCCTGACCTAAACCTGGGTTGCCCTTTGCCTACATATTTGCCCGGGTTTGTGACTTTGTATAAACCTTGAGCCCATTTTGCCATCAGGATCTCACATTACGAGCTGCCCAATAGTTGGGAGCTGTGGGTTTCAGCAAGCCCAACAAGGTTGCATTGCTTCTCACACTGTTGAGAAAATAACAAAGGTTGAGTGTTAGTTCGGGGCCGTTGGGCCCTTTGATGCTGTCTAAAATTACCAAGGCACTGGTATTGGTTTCCTGGGCAACTCTAAATATTGAAACTGTGAATGTTTGCGCCTGTTCCACAGTGTTGAACACACTTTTGAAGTAGCTGAGTACAACATCGTACTCAGAAGACGGCACATCTTCTGCATAGTTATAGAATTCGTCGTAAATTCTTACAGTTTGATCTATTCTAGGATTGATTTCATTAATGGTGCCGGCCATGTTTGCGCCTTAGGTTAATGGTCCAACTGTACCATTGGGGCTGACCACTGGAGCAGTGGATCTACCTTTGGGCGGGGTTGGAAAGAATATACCATCCAAAATGCCGCGTTGATTGGAAGTGGCTGGAGACTGTCCAACAGGCACAGGACCAGCTCCGCCTATACCTGATGGGCTGCCTGATGTACCTAGAGCAGCTCTTACTGCTCCCGGCAGTGAAGTTCTAGCAATGATGGCTGCACTGTCCTGTACATCTCTTCGAGCAATGCTGGCAATGTTTTTGTCTTTGAACGTGTTGTAGGCAGTGAGTGCCTGTTGAGCAGCACCGACAAGTCCAGCAACTCCCCCGCTGGCCAAGTCTTCGGCAATGCCTACTCCTGCATCTATGAGGCCGCCCTGTCCCAAAACTGTGGCGGTTGAGCCAGGTCTGCTGAGTGCACTGCGAATGTTGTCATAGTAGGCAGGATCTGCGAACCCGGCCACATTGGTATCGGGTCTGACTCGCCCCACAGCACCTGTGCCGTACTTGACTGTTTCATACCGTATGGTCATTCTATGACTCATGGTACCGTTGCCCTGGGCATAATCGTAGGTATCGTGTTGCCACTCTGTGATCAGCGGATTAATCAGCACATAACTGGTCCACTTGTGTTGATTCAAACCAAATATTCTGATGTCACGGAAAAATGGCATTTTGCCTGCGCGACCAATGCTGTTCAAGTTTTTGCCGTCGTTGTAGCTTTCGCCGATGTAGCCCCAGTCGTTCACAGATCTAGCATTGTCGTAGATGTCTCGAGCATTGTAGTTAAATCCCACAGGACTGCCTATCAGCGCACCCAGGCTTCCGTTGGTGGCTGCTAGATTGTCATACTGTTGACTGGGATCTTTGTAGTAGTAGGAGTAGTAACTGTACCACATCTGTCTAATAAGATCACCACCGTCATCATGAAATTCAAACTGAACTGGCTGATAGTCTATCTTTGACTGCACCAGTCTTTTGCGATTGTACTGGTTCATGGTTTCTACCTGCATTTGATACTGAGGCAGTTGCACATTTTTTACCATGAGACCAATGGTTCCTATGTCTTGACCGTTGTTGAACGCAGAAGACAGTGCTGGAACGTATGCAGTGTTGATTGTGAAGAAAACGTGAAAAAGATACTTGTGTTTGGGTGCAAATTCGTACCCGTTGGTCAAAAAGGTTTTACTGGCGTGTGCGTAATCTTTTAGCTGATCTGCGCCAATAAAACCCCTTAAGAAGTCTTGACCAAAAGCCATGCGTTAACCTGTGGCTACATCGCCAATTGTTCTACCAATGACCTGGCCAACGCCAACGTTAGTGCCAGCAGTGTTGGTCTGCACAGCATTGTCAAACTTGATGGTCATTGCAATAGTTGCTGGTTCGCTGGTGCCGTAGTTCATGTCACCATAGTTGACTTCGCTCAAGAAGCAACCATAGATTTCCCATGTTTCTAGAACCTGTGGTTCAACTGTGCCGTTGCCACCGTCCAGAACTTGGAACTGTGTCACAAACTTGTAGTCAATGCCCGAAGCAGCACTGGCCTGTTCAGCAAAGTCCAACTGTTTCTGCAACTGTTCGCCAACCAGCTTGCTGACTGTGCCGCCTGCGTCATCGCGCACTGTGCAAGTAAGGTCGCCCCAGCTGTGCTTGCCAGCCAATTTTACAGTGCTGTTATAGATTGGAATCAGCATTTCTTCAAAGCTGACTGTGGGACGAGTAAAGTCCATGACTTGTTTTGTCAACTCAGTTCTGGGTGTAGATACACCAAAGTTTTGAAACTCAACTCTGAATCTGTACTTGAGCTTGGGCATCAGCAGGCCCTGTGTGGGGCTGCTTTGATCGCTTGCCAAGGGCACTGTCATTTTTGTTAATGATGCTACTGCCATTTTAATGTCTCCTGTGTAGTTATTTATGGCCTTTTGGTCATGAAAAATAGGGCCCGAGGACCCTATTTTGTTTGTCGGCCATAGACATGTTATGCATTTACGGCCACTGTGCTTACACTGCTTGCAATTTCGCCAGTGTTCTTGATACGCACAGGAATGTAAATAAATTCAACTGCCTTCACTGGTTCAATGGCAATATCAACATACAACTCATTGCGGTCGATACGGGCAGGTGTGTTGTTGGTTGTATCGCAGACCACAAGGTAATCGTAGATACCGCGCTTGTTGACCAAGTCAATCATGAGCGAATTTACCGCATTGCTGATTTCGTTGCGTGTGATCTGATCGTTGGGTTCAAACAAGAATGTTTTGCTAATCTCTTGTAGTCGGGCGCGAATAAACGCAATCAAACGAGACACGTTGATTCGATCCAGTGCAGATGCAATTGATGTCACTGTCTTGTTACCAAAGTTGGTAATACCCACTCCAGGCACAAATGTAATCGGGTTGATATCCAATTCGTACAGTGCATCACGCAAGCCTTGATTAACTCCCAGTGTAATAAATTCGCCAGTTTGAGCATTGACATAACCAATTCTCAACGCATTGTCAATTACACCGCGACGAGTACCAGCTGGAGCCAACCAGGGGAACGCTACTTCGTCGTTGCGCAGAATTGTACGCAACATCATGTGACTAGGAGGCTGTACCACCAAGGCACCAGACAAATCTGTGGTCTGGCAGCTGGGATAGAACACGCCCAGATATGTGTCGCTGGTTGTTAGTCCATCAGCAGTTGGATAACCATTTCCACTGTTGTCTGTGGCCCAGGCCTGCACTTCGGCAGCATTTCCAGGCAGTCTCAATGGCGTATCGCCAATCACAAAAGCTGTGTTGTTGCGATCATTGTTGAGTTCCACCATGTTGGGAATCAACTCTGGGTACTGAGGACAAGCCATCAAATTAAACTGACGCTGTTCTTCTCTGATGTCTACGGAAGCATCAATACCGGCCTTAAGAGCTGCTACAACAATAGCACGTTGCGCCTGACGGCCCATGTAAGGACTTCCATCGTTCTTGTTGCCACTCTGTGTTACCCATGCATTGGTCACTGTGGGCAAAATTTCATCAGGGAAGCTTTGTGAATTGAAGTAGTCAACTCTGAAGCTCTTGACATTGTAACCACTTCTACGTGTGTTAAACAACAGCATACCCTGAGGATACAGCGATGGAACTGGGTGGTCAAGGTCCACATAGTTGCTGGTCAGCAAACTCTCGATGGTAGGAATCGGATCAGTAATGGGATCTGTTGTGCCGTTGGGTGCCCAACGTGCATCCGCAAACAGTATACCATTTTCTGTGGTTTGATCAGAGTTTACAATTTGTACCCATTGATCAGTACCGTCAATGTTTTCCCAACGATACAGCAACGGATAATTTTCTAGGTCGCTGGTATCAATCCACAAATCTCCATACACCAACGGACTCTTGGCAGTGTTGGTTTGTGTTGTGGGAGGTGTGGTTGAGAAAATTGGGCCTGTGGCATTGGTCAAGCTCAAATTATAACCACGAACATCGTTGGTTACATTTTGATATCCTTGCCAAATGCCATTGTTTTGAATCATAATATCAGCTTCGGTGGTGGTGCTGTAGAACCACAAACGACCGTCATCGGGATCTTGATTGGGTGCAGTTGAGCTGGCAGTATAGGTAAAGAACGGTGCTGTATCAAATGATGACAAGTTTATCACACCTGAATCTCCCACTATGACCCCTTGGATGGTTCCGTTGAAACCAGCAGTGGTCACTGGTGTACCAATCACGTTGACCAAATTAATAAAACCGCCGGTGCTGTGAGTGAACACAATGGCTCCTGTGCTGCTGATGCTGGCTGACACATAAGGCACGTTAGCAGCAGACACAGCGGCAACAAAATCAGCTGCTGTAGTACCATTTATGGTTGCAGTTACAACGGGGCTTAGATCTGGTGTTCCAGGAGCTGTGGCTTGTATGGTAAATGTATTGCCAGACACAAAAGGACCTGGTGAGGTATCATCTCCGGTTATTACTGTTTGACCAGTTTGGAAAAATTGATAAATTTCAACGCCGCCTTGGATTGGAGTAGCAGATTCAGAGTTCCAGCGAGCCCAGGTTGTGCCAATGGGAATGTTGGCTCCGCCGCCCGAAGGATCTAGTCCGTAAATGGCCTCTCTAGCATATTCATACAGTGGCACACTTTGTTGTACCCAAGCAAACAGTGTGGCTGTCCACTTTTTCAATACCAAGTTGGTGCCTAAATTAACACTGTTGGTTTTTTGCCATACACTGCCAGTTGGAGCAGGACTGGTGTCGGTGCTTCTCCAGCGAGGCTGACTATAGTTGGGGCCAGCAAACAGTTCGGGCGCATTGTATGTGCCGGCTGTGATGCCCAACGCGGTCAGCGGTGTACCTGTTCCGTTGGTTATTTCAACCAGCCCGCCGCCACCGGTGGATCCGTCAGCAGTGGCTGTACTGTCGGCATAAATTACCAACTTGCCATTGTCAACGCCAGAGTATACACCAGTGATGCTGGCAGAGTTGATGTTGTCAGACAAATTCTTAACACTGGCAGTAACGCCGTTGTCGACTGCAACTGTGGTACCGTTGATGATCACGGTATTGCCAACTGACAATGTGGGTGCAGTTGCTGTGCCCTGTATTGTGGGCCATGCGGTTTTCCAATCGTCACTGCCCAATAAAACCCAAGTGTTGTACAAAGCAATTAATACTGCACTAGAAGAATATGTTACAGTTGAGCTATAAACATCGGTAGTGGGGCCGCCGCGCTTGAAGTAAAATCTATTGTGAACCTCAGTGGCAGAAATTGCATAGTCAGAAATGCTGCCGATGCTTTGCAGTGGCACTGTGGTAGACGGTTGTAGATTGGTAGTGCTGGTAATTACAATGGGCACCTTGTTGGTAAAAGCGGCAGTGGTCTGATTCCACTGGAAAATACCCCAGGTGGTCTCGGCAGTGTCCAACCAATAGTCGCCGTCAGTGGGGTTGCCAGTGGGGCGTGTCAAACTGCCTGTTAGTGCTGCTAGATCAATGTCCACACGCTGTACATAGCAGCGATTGGTAATGCCTAGCGCAGAATAAGCAGCCAACAAACCATATTCGTTGAGCTCGTAGCCGTTGATGGGTGTGCCTGCTGTGGTTCTGTAAAAGAATGGAACACCAAATGTTGTGCTCAAGTCTCTTTGACTGGTAATCAAATAAGGCTTGTTTGCGTTGAATTGTAGAGTACCAGCTGCAACTCCTGTGCCAGTGCCCGAAACTTTGTTTTGTGCTGTGGCAATCAAAACATAGGGTACTGAATTGGTAGCAGCAGGAATAAATTGACTTTCGTCAATGATTGTTACTTCTACGCCGGGTGAAATTAGTGCCATAAGTAAATCCTTTTTCTAGCTACTGATATTTATCGGTCTCATCAAAAAGAACCCGTTATAGCATCCCTACTGAGTAGGTTTTGTATAAATATATCTACAATGAACCGGCCTTTGTGTCTTTTTTGCAATCAACGACCGCGAGCTGTGGCCTATCACACCGAAGACCGCACACAGTATCGTAGACTGTGTGAACACTGCATAAAGAAAAAGAAAAAAATCAAACCGCCCACTCCGCGTTGGCAGTCAGCTGGCTACAAGAAAAAAACTACCTGTGACCGTTGCGGTTTTAGAGCTAGATACTCAGCACAGTTGGTGGTGTATCACGTGGACGGCAATCAGCACAACACAGACACACGGAATCTAAAAACAGTGTGCCTAAACTGTGTGGAAGAAATCAAACGCAGTGATCTCAGCTGGCGGCAGGGCGATCTTGAGCCGGATTTGTGACCAAAGCTTTGACTTGTTGATATAAGTCATCCAATGTGCCGTTGTTGTCTAAAACAGCATCAAACTTGGTGCCTACCCAACTGGTTTCGCTGGCATGTATGCCCATGCGTTCAAGTTTGACCTTGCTTACGCTCCAGCTGGTATTACCGTCGGGTCCGCGGTTAACGCTTTTGGCAGCTTCGTACCACTCAGGTTCGGGTCCGCGCACCACACGGATCACTAGGCCGCCTGCTTCTTTGATTGCAGCGATTTCGTTGGGAAACCTGCAGTCGCTGATCACTACATCATCTTCACTGTTTCTTAATTTGTTTTCCAGGCTGGCAATCCAAATGTTGTCATGAAATCCGCGACGACAAACTTCTGTGCCCCAGTACTGTAAAACCCAACGAGGAGTAATATCCATGCCCAGTCGTTTGCTCCACCACTCGTCGCGCTGCTCACGCCATTCGCGAGCTTGTTTTGTGCGCCCTTCCAACATAGTGCGGTCCCATCCAAAAACACAAGACACAGCGTCTTTGAGTGTGTTAGCAAAGCTTTCCCTGCGAAAATGATGCAGATTTACTAGATAATCTGCAATGGTGTCCTTGCCTGACCCAATGAAACCGCAAATTCCAATGATCATCGCATTTCCTTTATTTTAAAATATTTCAATGTGTCTTGAACCATGACTATTTGTCTACGACAGTCTTCCAAGGCATGATGACTGGCCGGTGGTGCTTCTACATCAGGCCACAAGCTCAGCAGGGTTCGACTGTCGCGTACTTTGTAATACTGCCAGGGCAAGGGCTTTTTGTAGCTTTTGTAAGCATGCTCTAAAATGGTCATATCGTAGGTAGGGCCTTGTGCCCAGATACGATTGCTGTGCCAAATCAACCGGCCCAATTCATCCAGTGCTTGATCTAGCGGAATACGACCATCTTCAGCAAAGGCCTCATCTCGCACCACAGGGGGCTGTGTGGCCCACCATTCCAGTGTGTTTTGATCAATTTCACGATGTTCTTGGCTCTCTAGAGTTACACGAGCATAGTAACTTTTGTCCTGGTAATAACCATCGCCAAAAGGATCAAATCCCTGAGCAGCTATAGTCAAAATACAGGTTTCTGGTCCAGTGGCCAGGCCTTCTAAATCGAGCATTAAATCCATTTTGCTAGTATAGCAAAAGTCAGGTTAAGTGTCAATTATCCAATGACCCAAGTCAAAGGTTGTGAACCGTCTACATAGGTCTTGAGTTGCTCGATTAGTGCATCCATTTGGGTCTGCGCTTCGCCCTTCATGGCAGTACCGTTGAGTGTGCCGCCGCCTTGTGGTCCGGCAATGGTGCTGTATTTTTCTCGGGCTTCGCCAATCATGTACTTGCAGTTTGCAACCATGTAGTCTCGTATCCATTGGCTGATTTGGAAATCGCTCAACAGGTTAATTTCAGGCTTGAGGTTATCGGTCCACAACAGCACGTTTTCGCCTGTGCCGCGCCAGTCACGAGCCATTTGCAGTTTCTTGGTCACAGGGTTCCAAGTAAACACCACATACTGGCCAAACATACGACCTGCCAGCTCCACATATTGTGTGTAAAAATCGTAGGTGGCAAGACCGCCGGCCACGTTGAAATTCATCAAGTAAACGTTTAGAGAAGCTTGAGTAAACGGATCAAAGTTGGTGGCATAGGGACCTTGACTGTTGCCGAATGTTCTGCGGAATATCTGACGCACATTGATCACTTCTTGCGGAAGTGTGTAAATGTTTACATCTTGCACCAGCTCAAGAAAACTATAGCTTTCTTCATAGGCATTTTGTGCACGTTGACGATAAGTGCCAATGGTTTTTTGATACGCAGCTTCGTAGTGATCTGGATCAAGTTCAACATCAATCATGCCTGAGCCCAATTGCAGCTGAACATAATTGATGAGGTCTTGCTTGAGAACTTGTAACGTATTTTCGGCCATATAGGGACTCCAGTCCCTATATTTAGCTTACCATACGCGAAGAATCACTAGGTTTTCGTTGCCCCGGGGATTCCAAGCAGTTTCTGTGGCCTTGATGTCTTTGAAGGCTTTGCGAGCTGCCGGCTTGCCTGCTGTGGTAATGGCTTTGAGCTGTTCAGCGGGCTTGCGAAGAGTCTTTTGCAGGGTTTCAGTGTTGCTGAATCCAATGATACCATTGTTTTTCACCGTGAACACTTTGGCATACTCGTCGGCCACCAGGTGAATAAGCTTGCGTTTTTTGCTGTCGTACAGCCAAGCTTCGGTTTTGTCCACCAATTGTGCTGCCGGCAAGCTCTTGAGCTTGAGCTCGGCAAAGTCAGCACAAATTTTAAACTTGGCTGCTTTTTTCTCGGGACTAACAGGTTTGACCTTGCGAGGCTTGCGCTCGACCTTTTTGATCTGCACATATGAGCCGCAGTCTGTGAGCACTAGCTCACAGAATTTTACACAGTTTTTTAACTGTGTTTTGGTAAGATGTTCGTAGCCTTTTACAAGATCTGCGTCTTTGCCTTCTACCACATCCTCAAACTCGATCAGCTTCTTGGCCCATACATCTTTGATATAGGACACCATCTGGGGTGCAATATTCATGCTGCGCATTAGACTCACAGGCTTGTAGTCTGCGTTAAGCTTGGCGCCGGCAGCAATGAACTCGTCAAACAGGCCTTCCAGTTCACCTGCACATTCGATTACTTTTTCGCGCAGACGATCTTGAATATTGGGACGAGCCACAACTGTTTCTTGTTCCACAACCACAGGCTCCGGTGCAGCCGAGTCATTGAGCAGCAGCAGGTCTTTGATCAGGTTGTCTAGTTTGATTTGCTCGTGCTCGTCCAATTGCAAGCCCATGAGGCTCATGCGGCATAGCCAGCCTGTGGTCAGGCGAACTTGACTGTCGCCGAGACCCCGAATCTTTTTGGCATCCTGCCGGCGATCGTGCACGTCAAGATAGTTACAAATAAATTCTTTGGCTTCTTTTTTGCCGTAGAAATAGTTGTACCAATTGAATGCACGTGTCAGTGCAACAAAACGGCTGTGTTCGGGTTGCTGACTCCAGACGGGTTCATTGCCCACATACTTGGTGTCAGGACTTTTGGGGTTCAGCGGTTTAAAGCTCAGAGTTTTCACGACAGCTCCTTTGATGTGTAATTATAGCAGTTTGGGGCTAATTGGTCAAGTTGCAAGAAAGTAATACTAAAGTAAGATCTGTTTCGTTGCGAAACGTGATCCAAAATGGGCGACTGCTAAAACGAGCGCTTCGGGCGCCGTAATAGCTGTACCAGTTGTCTACACTGCGCCAGCCAGACCCCAAGCGGGCGCGGCACACTGACTCAATTTCGATTACCTTCGCATCCCAACCATCAAACCGCAGAGCCACTGTGTGTCCATTTTTGCGGAACTGCTTGAATCTGCGGTTTAATTTCACTATCTTCATGCTCAAATTATAGCACTTTTGACATTTTGGGTCAAGTGTACAACAATCGTGCCAATGTAAGATGTTGTTCCAAGTTGGAAATTAAATCACGAGTCTGGGTTTCTAGCTGTTGATAGCGAGGGGTCACACGCCCAGTTCTGCGGCATTCCACGCTTTCCATGTCCATTTGAGTCAACACACTGTCCACTGTTTTCAGCATTTTCAGCAGGTCTTTGCGGGCCTGGCGATTTTTAATGTTACTGATTTGTTCTGCACAGTCGGTTATGCGTTGGTATAGTTGGTCCATTTGAGTGTAGTCAAACAATCTATAAATACTAATTATGCCACGCTTGTCACTATATCGTCCCAATCGAACCAACGACTATCAGTTCTTCGATCGCACCATTTCTGAAATGTTCACTGTGGGCGGTTTGGATATCTACATTCACAAGTATCTTGGCCCTGCCACAGGAGATGCCGGGGACAATGACGCCACACTGCCTGTTTACGATCAAAGCAATCCCTTGTTCATTGAAGACTTGCTGTTGCTGGAAAACAGGGATCGAAAATACGACAGCAACATTTACATCATGCGCGGCGTTTATCGCCAACAAGACATTGATTTTAATCTAAGCCAGTTTGGCTTGTTTTTGAACAACGACACACTGTTTATATCTTTTCACTACAACAACATGATTGACACCATTGGTCGCAAGCTCATGAGTGGCGATGTGTTAGAACTGCCTAACTTGATAGATTATCATCCGCTAAACACCAGTATTTTAAAAGCACTGCCAAAGTACTATGTGATACAAGAAGCCAATTTTGGCAGCGAAGGATTCAGTCAAACCTGGTTGCCACACATATGGCGTGTGAAAGCCACTCCCTTGGTCAATGCACAAGAATACAACGATATTCTCGACAAGCCTTTTGAACCTGACAATATCTGGGACAATGGCAACTTCTATCCACAAGGCAGCACTGTGCTAGACGGCGATACCTACTATCAAGCCACGCAAAACGTTCCTCCGGGCACAGACATAACCAACACCAATTACTGGCAGGTAAAAGACCCAGCTACTATTACTGAACAAATGAGCACTAGACCCCGAGATTTGGAACTCAACGATGCCATACTCACACAGGCCGAAGTGGAAGTTCCGCTCAGTGGCTATGACACAGTGAAGTTTTATATTCTGCCCACCACCGAAAGTGGTCAACCTGCATCGGCTGGACTTACTGCAGACAACAGTGCAGTCACGGTGGATGGCACAGAACCCGGCGAAGGTATAACACCTAGATCCGATGGCTATACACTGGGCTATTTGACCGGGGACGGCATTGCACCCAACGGATTACCTGTCACCCCCGGTGTCAGCTTCCCACCAAGACCAGTGTCAGGCGATTACTGTTTGCGTTTGGATTATTTTCCCAATCGACTGTTTAGATTCAACGGAGCATCCTGGGTCAAAATTGAAGACAGTGTTAGAACTGGGCTTGATTTTGCCGAAAATGCTAGAACTCTGCGGGCTGGCTTTGTCAACAACACAGCCACTGTGCAAACCGCAGATCGTGGCGCTATTCCCAGTAGACAGAGTCTGTCCAGAATTCTCAAGCCCAACGCCGACAACGGAGGTTAACAATGGCAGGCCCAATTTTTTTCTACGACGAACAAATACGTCGTTTCTTGCTACAGTTTGCTAGAATTTTTTCAAACTTTCAAGTCGAATACGGCCGCAACGAAGAAGGAACCAACCACACCCTGGTTCGTGTGCCTGTGCGATATGGCGATTCCAGCAGACAGGTACAAACTGTGCTACAAAGCAACTCACCCAACGTCATGCCCAGTACACCGCTGATGACATTTTATATCACCAGCCTGGACTATGATCGTCCCAGAATGCAAGAGCCCTATCATGTCAGCAAGATCAATGTTAGACAGCGATTCTACGACACCAACACAGACACCTACGAAACCACACAGGGCAATGCTTTCACTATCGAACGCTTGATGCCTGTGCCCTATAGTTTGACCATAAACTTGGATATTTGGACTTCTAACACCAACCAAAAATTTCAATTGCTGGAACAAATTATTCCGTTGTTTAATCCTGCACTGGAAATACAAAGCACTGATAACTTTATCGACTGGACTTCACTAACTGTGGTGGAGTTGGACAGCACCAAATGGAGCAGCCGCACAATACCTGTGGGCACAGATGATCCCATTGACATTGCCACCCTCACATTCAAAATTCCAATCTGGATCAGCTCGCCGGCCAAGGTCAAGAAACTGGGTGTGGTCGAACGCATTATTGCATCTATCTACGATGCCAAAGGCGATGCTGTGAATGCTATCACAGACAGTGATCTACTGTTGGGCACAAGGCAAGTGTTTACACCCTATGACTATCAGGTCTTGCTGATTGGCAACAAACTGCAGGCTTTGAGGCCACAGCAGGTAGTTGACCAAAGCAACAGCAGTCTTCAACCCGCTGACAGTCCCATCAGCAATGTGCTGTGGCACTCTGTGGTAGGCGAATACGGTGTGTTGCGCGAAGGTGTCAGCGTGGTAAAACTGGAACAGGAAGATGGTTCAGAAGTCATGGGCACAGTGGCCTATGATCCCACTGATGATAGATTTTTGTTATTTGCAGTGGACGAAGACACAGTGCCTGCCAACACACTGAGTCCCATCAATGCTGTGATCAATCCATTGTTGAGTGGTCCTGGTCAAGGATTGCCTGCTGCTGCACTGGGCCAGCGATATCTATTAACCGAAGACACTGGCAGCGACAACGGCTATGCCACAGCCTGGGCAGGACCATTTGGTCAGTATCTCAAAGCCAAAGCCAACGACATAATTGAATATGATGGCAGCAGATGGGTAGTAGTTTTTGACAGTGCCAATAGCCCAGTAAATAAGCAATATGTCACAAACCTCACCACAGAATTGCAATATGAATGGACCGGCACAACCTGGATCAAAAGTTATCAAGGACTGTATCCGGGTGGCACATGGAGTCTAGTGTTGTAAACGCAGTGGGCGTTTGGTTTTTTGCTCTAAACACCCGCCGCTATCTTTATCTACTGCGAAACGATCCCAAGCACCCGGGAACCTGGGGCTTGCCCGGCGGCAAAATAGATGCCAATGAAACTTTGATGCAGGCCATTGAACGCGAATGTGTAGAAGAAATGGGTATGATGCCCAGCTATGTTGGATTGGTACCGTTGGAAAAATTCACATCTGCTGACAATAGATTTGTGTATCACACATTTTTTTGCAGCGTACCTGATGAATTTGCTCCAACACTCAACGAAGAACACATTGGTTGGGCCTGGATTGATTCGGGTCACTGGCCCAAACCCATGCATCCTGGATTATGGTCAACTGTTAACTTCGATGCGGTGCGTGACAAGATCAACCAGGCCGAACTCACACATCACAGTAGGTAATGAATTCTCTGTGTGTGAATTGTCTAAAGTTGCTGTAGTTTTTCCAGGCAGCAGGAGTTTGTGGTGCGTGAGCCACATGCACAAACTGCGTACCAGAAAAAGCTGCAAATACCTGTTCCATTTGTTGTTGCCAATCCTTGTGAGGTATTCTGGCTTCTTCGGTGTAACCCAATAAAAACACTTCTTTGTGACCGTCAAAAGCAGCCAGATAGGGCAATACCACTTCGCTCACAAAGGGTGGGTTGAATGGGATCAAATAAAAAGCACCAGGATGTTTCAAACACAGTCTGGGAGTGGTATAAATCACATTTTGTTTGTAGTAATGGGCGTTGAGTATTTCTTGTAAAGCCTGTTCATCTTTTTCCACAGCAAAATCAAGGCGCATGTGTTTGGCCACGGCTGTGGTACCATAGGTTTGCAGTTTGAGCCTGCCCAACAATCCGCCTTTGTGTCTTTCAAGTATTCTAAAATCAAAATGTACCTGGTCTGCTGCGCTGGCGATACAAGCAGCACGACCAGAAATATGATGGTTCTCAATTGGGTTAGGAATCCATTCGCGTTGAGATCTTTTCTTGCCACCAGACCATGCAGTGTTGGTAATAACAAATTCTCCTGTATAGTCTTTTCTGTATTTTGCTGAAATCATGCTCTTCCCACTAGTATTTCAATAGTTCCACTTATGCCTTGGAAATTTTCTATGGCTTTGCCAATCACGGTACCTGGCTGAGGAGTAGTACAAGCCTGTGCATATCCATTGGCAGCACTTACCATCAAGCTACCCTGGCTAACAGGTCCTAGCACTTTGGTTGGTACCCGGCCAATCAATGCCAACGCAATACTGTGTGTTGCCTCAATGCCTGCATTCATAAGGTGTGCAGGATTGGTAGAAACAACACCTGCCACTCTAGTGTCATTGGGTGTGTTACATATTGTGACTTCTTTATTGCCACCGAACATCAATACTGTACCTGGCTCATAGTTGGCATCGCTGGCATAATATTCAGCAACGTCAGCATATTGAGCTGATGTAGCCTTGGCATGCACTGTGTTAAAATAGGTAGTAGCACTGCCAATGTTGGCTGTTCCATTGGACGCACTAGACACAATATTGCCAGCGGTAGTTATAGTGCCAGCGGATATTAAGTTGCCGCCGTTGATATTGCCTGTGGCACTAAACGCACCAGCATAAGTCAGTGGTCCTGTACCTGCTCGGCCAAGTTTTCCAGTTGCGTCGCTATTGCCAAACACAATGTAACAGTTTGCAGGATTCTGTTGACCTTTAAGTCCAATGGTGTCTGCCTGATTGATATCGCCGATCCAGGCATCGTCGCCGACTTGGAAGTTTTGCCCAGTTCCGTTTGTGTTACCAGCAAAGGCACCAGCAGTTACAATGTTAGTGACTTTGTTGTAAACAAACTGACCATTGCCGCCAAAAGTGCCCCCATCGTTGAACTGCACAAAGGTATTTGATCCACCAGGTGTTCCGCCACCGCCGCCACCGGCCAACAAGTTTGAGCCTACTCCGGCTGCGGCAGCAGTCAAATCAATATATGCACCCCTCGCTCCATTGCCTTGAAAAAATCTCAGTTGATTTTGATAGACGTCAATGGTTACAGAACCAGTTAAGGCAGTATTAGTAGCAGGTATTGAAAGATTAATCTGGCCGCCTTCGTCCCCTGCTGACTGCGTTGATGTTAACTCGTATCCAAAAACTTTGCCTGTACCAGTAGCAACGATGTTAGCGCCACTGATGTTAGCTGCCGATGTAATATTGCCGGTTGAGCTGATCAATCCGCCAGTGAGTATGTTACCACCCGTAACGTTGGCAGTTACACTCACAACTGAACCAATGTGGCTTGCTGCCGATACCGTGGTAGTGCCTAATAAATTACCACCTGCTATGTTAGCTGCCGATGTAATATTGCCAGTTGAACTGATTAGTCCCCCAGTAAGCAAATTGCCACTTGTGACATTGCCGCCAGCAGATACAAAAGTGGTCACATACAAGCTGGCAACGTTGCCCTGAACCACAGTCCAGCTGCGACTCGCGCTGGCATAAACGTAGGTGATTCCGTTTACTGTTGCAGTTTGACCATTGATTGGACTGGTAGGAAATGCCATTGTTTATGCCTTTTGAATATTTATTTGGTCTGGAATGCCGAGGTTGGAGGAGTAAACGCTTCTGTGTATCTTGCAACACCGCTGGTAAATCTCACATCGGACAAATAACCAGACAAATAGTTGCCGTTGTTAACAGGGCCTGCGCCTCCCAGCGCCACAGTTGTCATTCCGGTGTTGGCAGCCAGGGTGACTGTGGTACTGGCTGACTGCACACCGTTTATAAATATTCGCAATGTGGTCCCGCTGTAGGTTACAGCCACATGGCTCCATGCGCCCAAAGTCAGTGCACCAGCAGAAGTTAAGTTTGCGTTTACATTGTTAGAAACATAATATTGAAAAAATATTTTCCTGTCTGGATCCAATTGCATGAAGTATTGATAACCCGAACCAGCAGCCCAGCTATAGCCAGACCCACCAGCAGCTATCAAACAAGCGTAATTTCCAGCAGGTTGAGCAGTGGGGTATACCCACATTTCCATGGTCCAATTCTTGTTGGTTATGCTCATGGTTGGAGAGTACGGTGCAATAACATAGTCGCCTGCACCATCAAAGAGATAACTGGCTCCAAGATTATTTTGCCAAGGATCAACAGATGTTACTCTGATGTCTCCGTTTTTAGTTAATGTAAAATTGTTGGATGAGTTATCCTTAAATGAATTGCTCTGGCATGTCAACAAACTGGTGTTAGCAACCGCTGTCAACGGAGTTGTTGACGGAGTAAAGGTATCGGTATACAAAGCAGTTCCCTTGACAATACGAATGTTGCTTAACCATCCTAGATAAAAAGTATCAGATGCCACACTAAAGAATGCGTTGGCGCCAATAAACAATCCGCTACTGGAAATATTATCTGAGTTTCCAGCAGCAGATGTAGTTTGAGTTCCGTTTACAAACATTCTAAGTGTTGTGCCTGATCTTGTTACTGCATAATGGTTCCACTGGTTAAATCTAGTAGATGTATCGGTGAGTATAGTGCCGCCGCTGGACAAAGTTCTAAATTGCATAGCCCCGGCGTTGTTTATGCCCATCCACCAGTAAGAACCGTTGGTGCCTGCGGGACGCGAGTCTAATATCATTTTTCCGTTGGTGTTGGAAAATGTTGGGGTGTATGCCCAAAATTCAACAGTGAAGTCTCCGGTACCAAATGAAAATGCAGCATTGGCAGGTACAGTAAAATAGTCGCCTGTTCCGTCAAAGTAATTACTATAATAGCTACCAAAGTATGGTCCGTCATTGACTTCTTTGGCATCAGCGGCAGTTTCAAGATCAAACAACATTGTGCTGTTGGCAACTGCGCCGTCGCCACCCGGTAACAGGAGAGATGTGTTGGCGATTGCTGTCAGCGGAAGTTCTGGTGGCACAAATGGTGCAGTGTATAGTGCAGTGCCTTTTATGACTCTAAAGTCAGAGATGTATCCACCAAATGCTTGTGTGCTGGCAGAACTGGGAAAGTTGGGGTACCATCCCACATACAATGGAAAGCTTAAATCGTTAATGGACAGTGCGTTGGTCACAGTGTTTGCTTGCACACCGTTCAAGTAAAGTCTCCAGACGTTACCAGTTCTCGTAACAGCCACATGATTCCAAGTGCTTGCACGGGGAGTGGCAGCGCCGGTCATTGACACTGCCCAGGTGCCGTTGCCTGCATAAAAGCTCAGTGTGTTGTTGGTTTCAAATCCCAATATCCATCCGTTGGCATCTGTGGCACCAGGCTTGCTTGCAATGGCTTGATAACCTTTCAACGAGTTAGGCCAAATCCAGCACTCAATGGTAAAAGCACTGCTGCCCAATTCCAAAGTAGCACTGTCTGGAACAGTGTAGTAATCTCCGTTGCCGTCAAAATACATGCTGCCGCCAAACACAGATTTACTGTAAGATTGTTGCGTGGTAAAAGTTGGGGTAAAGGGATTAAAGACCACAGGTGTTGTGTTACCAGACACTGAAATTGTGTCAGCAAGAGTCGATGTGTCTGCAATGGTGTTTGTGTTTACCAACAAACTGGTGCCACTCACAGCAGTCAAAGGACTTGTGCTGGGAGTGAAAGTGCTGGTGTAAAGTGCAGTGCCTTTAACCACTCGTAGGTTTGACATATATCCATTGATATAAAACTGATTGTCTTTGTCTGTGCCAATTATGGGTCTATTGGCTGCGTTGGTGTAATCGTTGCCATCTGAATATGTGCTGCCTGATTGCACACCGTTGATAAAAAATCTAGTGGAGCCGCTGGATCTACATAATGCAACGTGATACCATGCCCCTGCAGCAATGGCACCATTTGCTGTTGCTGCTACTTCATTGGTTCCCACAATTAATGTTATTACGCCACTATTGGGTTGATGAAAGAATGCAACCGAGTTGTTTTGAGATGCGGCGGGTCTGCTGTCATAAAAGAAACCGTAGCCGCCAATATTGTTAAGATATGTCCAAAATTCAATGGTAAAATCGCCGGTGCCAAAGGCAAAATCAGTTTGATTACTGGTAATATTGTAACTGTCGCCGCTGCCGTCAAAGTAAACACTGTAAGCAGGGTTGGGGTTGGATGTTCCTGGTATGAGTCCGAATTTTTGAGTACCAACTGTACCTACCAAAGTAAAAGAAAAATTGTTTATGCTGCGGTCGATGAACCGTGGGTCTTGTGCTGTGAGCAAAACTGTACCAGCCACAGGTTGCAATGGTGCTGTACTGGGAGTAAAATTACCTGTATATATTTGAGATCCTTTTACAAATCTCACATTGCTCATATAACCTATGAACGGACTCAAGTAAGTATATGAGGTGCCATTGTAAAATGTTGTGCCCAGTGTGGCAAAAGGTGTGCCTGTGGTGTTGAATGGAAATGTGCCGGTCAATGTTGGATTGCTAAACTGATTGGTAATTTCAGTTCCGTTTACCCAGAATCGATTTGTAGAACCTGTGTATGTCCAAGCAATGTGAGTCCATGTGTTTCGAGCAATAGTAGTACTGCTGCTGTTGCTGATATAGCCGCCACCGTCCTTGATAATTTGCAATACACCATTTCCATCTATTCCTAGAGCGTTGTATCTTTCCCCTGACCCCCAATGAATTGATATCAATATCGATCCGCCTTGTGGCAGTGCACCTGTAGAATATCCTGTGGGATAAACCCAGCATTCAAATGTACCAGTTGAACCGTAAAGAACAAAACCACTGTTAGTTGGCGTTCTTACAGTGGGCAGAGTGGTTGTGGTACCTGAACCATCAAAATAGTAACTCCAATTTTCTCCGTAAGGTGAAAGTGTTCCACTGGTAGCATTGTTGGTCCTTGTGACCAAATGGTAATTGGTACTGGTATCAAGAATTGAGTTATTGTTTGGAGGTTGATTGGTTTGTAATGTCAACAGAACTGTATCGGCAGTTGCAGTCAACGGTGTTGTTGAGGGTGTAAAATTGGCTGTATATACAGCCGTTCCTTTGACTATGCGAAGATTTGACACATAGCCTGTTAACAAATTTGCTGCTTGATCTGATCCACCGATTCTTCCAGCATTTCCCTGAGCTTCGATTGCGGTTGCTGAAGTAACTGTGGTGACCAATGTACCATTCAAAAATGTTCTAAATGAACTTCCACTTCTGGTAAGTGCCACATGATACCATTGATTTGCTACCACTGATCCAAATGTTGCACCGTTTAAAATGTCCCAGGATACACTTGCACTGGTTGCATATGCCTTGAGTGTGCCTGCTTCGTTTTGAATCAGCACTGCAGGATAACTGGTTGTATCCAATGCAATTATTGGGGTTGTTCCGGAAACTGTTGAAAAATATACCCAAGCTTCAATTGTGAAGTTGGAAGTACCTAGATTAAAAGCACCGCTTTGAGGAAATGTTATATAGTCACCGGTCCCATCAAAATATGCGCTGCCATATGTGCCAGGATTGGATGCAAAAGGAATTCTATTGGTAGGTCTTGTGTCGCCTACCACAGTAAGAGAAAAGTTATTGAGACTAGCATCAACGATGAATGGTTGAGCTGAGGGTGCTTCTCCACTTAGTAACATTGGTACATAAGCAATAAATGCATCACCAACCACAACTGTGTAGTTAATAATTTGTTGAGTCTGCTGCCCTTCCTGGTCTGTGGCTGTAACAGTAAAAGTGACCACGGTGGTTTGCGTATACCCGGTAACAGTACCAGTAATCAGACCAGAGCTGGATAGCGAAAGTCCAGTGGGCAACGATCCAGCACCCAGTGAGTATGTCAGCGTACTGTCACCTGTGGCAACCAATTGAGTAGACACTGGTGAACCATTGTTAGAACTCAATGCTGATGTTGTCCAACTGGGTGCACCACTGTATCTAACATTGGGTCCTAAAAATCCGGTGTTGGTGGGAGTAAAAATGGCCAGCGCAACGTTTCCCACATTACCTGCAGGAATTACAGCTCGTATTTGAGTTGTGCCTATGAATGTGTTTGAAACCAAGCTGTTGTTGACATACACGCTAGAGTTAGCAACAAATCCTGTGCCATTTATTAAAATATTTCCGCCGGCTGTGTTCACAGCAACTTGACCACTCACTGGCTGATTGTTGGCATCTAGATATTGAATGTTACCAATGGTTGGCCCGCTGGACACATTTACTGCACTGTTGGCACTGGTTTGTCCAGGTGTGACAACATCTAGAGTTATTGAGGTATTGGCTGAAACCACAGCACCAGCAACACCCAGAACACCCCCGCCGTTGTTGATGACAACCGCTTGTCCTGCAATGGCTGTGCTGGCCCGAGCTCGTCGAGAACTTGTTGATTTAATGCCGCCCATTACCCAATCTCGCTTCCGAATACATTGACTGCCACTGAGGAACTCTGACAGTTGGCAGCAATTACATCTGTGTTGCCCAATGTGATGCCCAAAGTCAGTGTCAATGTATCGTTGCCAGGCAATGAAGTTTGATAGTTGATATATTGTTTGTTGGTAATAGCAGCGTTGGCCACTGCAACTACCAAACTAAATGTTGTGGCCACATTACTTAGGTTGCAAACTGCCACTGTACTGACCACTGCCTGTGTGTTGGCAGGCACTGTGTATGCGGTTGTCAGCACGTTTGCAGTTGGATTTATTTGACCTAAAACTTTGTATGTTGTTGCCATGATATTCTCTTTTTATGCGCCCATCAACAAGAACGGACTCAGTTGATCAGTACCAGTGTTGACTGCATTTGCTGCCACAGCAGTAGACGACACATCAACCCAATAAAAGCTGGTACCATCAAATTGGTATTCATACAAAATGTCGGTGGATGTATTATACCATTGATCGCCTTTGTTGTTGCCTGTGGCCGGCGGACTGGTTGCAGCGGTATAAACAAATCCTGATGCAACCTGTACAAAAACCAAAGCAGTTGTACCAATCACAATGGGATTGTTGGTGGTCAACTTCCATTGAGTATCAGCATAAGTTGTGCCTTCGGTGACCATGACAATGGTACCGGCTTCAAGTTCTCCTGTGGTATCTGTGTCAACTGATCTTGCCCAGGTACCGTTTGAACCTGATCCAACTGTGGTCACATAGTAGATTCCATTTTGAGAACCAGTAGACTGCCCTGTGACCAAAACACGATCATTAACACTAAGATTTACACCGTCAACAGAGTTTGGAGCACCGCCCGACAGAGTGACATTGGTGGTAGTAACCACTCGCGTGGCCTGTTTGTAATCAATGTCGTAGATCTGATAGGCACGTGGTTTGGTTAACGCCATATTACAACTTTTCTTTAGTTATTTACATGCGTCCCACAACCACCTCAATGATGCTGTCTCCACTGATGTTGTCTTGCAAAGCTTTACCAATCACTGTGCCCAATGCTGGTGTAGCACAGGCTATGGCTCGTCCGTCACCTGCACTGACCATCATGTCGCCTTTGGCCACTGGTCCTGACACCTTGGTTGGCACACGACCTGTTAGAGCAACTGTTGCTACATGCTCTGCATTGAGAACTGCATTCATGATATAGCTGGGATTGGTCGAAACCACACCAGCAACTCTGCGGTCATTTCTAACTGCAGACAGTGTGACTTCGTTGGCGCCACCAAAACTCAACACAGTTCCTGGTTCATATGCAGCATCAGCCACATAGTTTTCTGCCAAGTCAGCGTATTGGGCTGATGTTGCTTTGGCATGCACTGTATTGAAATATGTTGTGGCGCTGCCAATATTGGCTACACCATTGCTGCCAGTAGACACAATGTTGCCCGATACTGCCAATACCCCAGTTATGTTGGCTCCACCACTGTAGACCAATGCAATTGTTGAACCACCAACGTTGGCTCTGATATTACCGCCCGATGCAATTACAGACACACTGCTGGTACCATTGGCAATGGTAGTTGTATCAACGTTGGTGCTGTCAATGGTAGCTGGTGTTGTTCCATCTGCTGCGTAGAATGCCACAGTGTTGCCTGTGACGTTCTTCATGATAATGTTGCCTATATACAAGCTGTTGCCAGACAGGTATAGATCTTTCCAACGTGCTGTAGAGTTACCCAAACTGTAAGTAACGTTGGCGGTGGGGTTTAGGTTGCCTGTGATTTCCACAATGGCTTGAGTAGCATTTGTTCCTACGATTGCATTTCCTGGACTGTTGCTGATAGAAGTGACCGATGTGGTAGTTGTCACGGTTCTAACATCAATAAGATCACCAGACTGGGGAGCTTCTGTGAATGTCAATGTGGTAGTGGTAACAGAATACGCCAAAGTTGGTATCTGTATCACACCGTTGATGCTCACAATCACAGAGTTGGTTGTTGCTGCGGTGGCCAGTGTAAATGCCACTGTGGACCCATCTCCGTTAAACTGTTGATCGCTGATCACAGTAAATGAGGGTGTACCCACTGTAGCCCATGCACTATTGTCATAAACTTCAACAGCATTCAATGACGAGTTGAAACGCAACATACCAGTTACCCCAACTCCTGGACGTTGTGGTGTAGTTCCCACTGGCATCAAGAATGAGTTGGTAGCATTCATTGCCACAATGGCATTGGTAGTCTGCGTTGAGCTACCAAAACTGACTGTTCTGGTTCCTGCATCAACATAAAACACGTTGCCTGCGCCGCTGCCATCTACTGCAAAGTCAACATCAGCATCAATTTGGTTAATGGTGATTCTAGCAGCATTTGAATTGATGTTGCTGCCATTGAGTATCAGCCCGTTGCTGCCACCAGTGTTCAAATTTGCACCAGTGATGTTGCCCGACATGACCACTGCTGTACCAACTACAGATGTTGTGTTCACATTGCCACCAGTGATATTGCCTGTGGCGCTGATCAATCCACTGGTCAGTATGTTACCACCAGTGATGTTGGCTGCTGAGGTGATATTACCTGTAGAACTAATCAGTCCACCTGTGAGCAAGTTCCCACCACTGATGTTTGCAGCACTTGTAATGTTACCAGTAGAGCTGATCAATCCGCCAGTGAGTATGTTACCACCTGTGACGTTACCAGTTACGCTTACTACAGAACCAATATGACTAGCTGCTGAAACTGTGGTTGTGGCCAACAAATTGCCACCTGCAACGTTGGCAGCACTTGTAATGTTACCAGTAGAGCTAATTAGTCCGCTGGTCAGTATGTTACCACCAGTGATATTGGCTGCAGAAGTAATGTTGCCAGTTGAACTTACTAGTCCACCTGTGAGCAAGTTACCACCTGAAATATTGGCTGCAGAAGTAATGTTGCCAGTTGAGCTGATCAATCCACCTGTCAATATATTACCGCCTGTGACATTGCCACTAACACTTACTACAGAACCAATGTGACTTGCTGCTGATACTATGCCAGATGTCAACAAGTTTCCGCCACTGATATTGGCAACACTGGTAATGTTGCCAGTAGAGCTTACAATACCACCTGTGAGCAAGTTACCGCCAGACACATTACCGCTAATGTTTGCCCCCTGTCCGGTCAAGTTGCCTGTGACACTTAGGCTTGTACCGGTGGCAGCACCAATGTTGGGTGTTGTCAAGTTTGCACTGGCTTTGACAATGATATTGCCGCCAACATCAAATGCTGTGGTATTGTTGTCAACTTTGGCACTAAACACTGTGCCAGTCAATGAAATACCAGCTTGAGTGTTGGCTGAGTATACTTGACTTGAACTAAACTGAGCAAACTGAATATTGCTGGTGCCAAAGGTAATTGTACCGCTGGGACTGTCAACAATCCAAGCACTGCCTGCATTAACATTACCACTTTGAACAAAGAAGTAATCGTTGATACTAAATTGTTCTGAGCTGTTGGGACCATATTCGTCAGCGTCTGTGGTACGAACAAGTGCTGTAGCGTTGGCCCAGTAATAGATGCCGTTGAGTACTCCGTTGGCCTGGTTCTTGACCAACACACGAGTGTTGGCTGTTTGAATGTTGGCAGTGTCAATTAGGTTAAATGTTCCTCCTGCCACTGTGAGTGTGGCACCCACACCGTTGCCAGCACCATTGGGTTGTGAATAGGTAATTGTACCGCCTGTGGCAGTTTCCAGTGTACCTGTGGTCGCTGCAAACACAGCTTGGTGATATGCCACCTGTGTTGTGACCATGTTATCAACATAAAGTTTTGTGGCAGCATCTTGGTCTTGAACTGGTTGAGCCAAGTTATTGATGTTTTTGCTGCTGACGCTGACGTTGCTGCTGGGAGCCAGTGTAATCAAGCCGCCAGTTGAACTGACAGTTACAGTTGTGCCGATCACGGTTGGTGTTACTACCGCGGTAGTGGCCACTAAATTGCCGCCCAAAACGTTTGCTGTACTTCTAATATTTCCAGTTGCAGTTACAAGTCCACTTGTTATTAAGTTGGCACCTGTGATGTTGCCCGCTGCTGACATGGTTGTGCCAGCTTCCACTCTACCAGTGGCAAGAACTGCTCCAGCATTGATAAAATTGGTCACATCAACGTTGCCGCCTGGAACATTAACGTTACCAGCTACCACGTTGCCTGTGGCGCTGACAGTGGCACCTTGAACTAGTGCAGTAGAAATTATGTTGCCGCTGCTGATGTTGGCCGCAGAAGTGATATTACCAGTGGAGCTGATCAAACCGCCTGTGAGTAGGTTGCCGCCTGTGATATTAGAGGCAGCACTGATCAAACCACCTGTGAGCAAATTACCACCTGTCACATTGGCAGTTACTGATACTACGGAACCAATATAACTTGCAGCAGATGCAATGCCAGATGTCAGCAAGTTGCCACCTGTAATGTTGGCAGCTGATGTAATGTTGCCAGTTGAACTAACTAGTCCACCAGTGAGCAAATTGCCACCAGAAATGTTGGCAGCTGATACAATGTTACCGCTTGCAGAAACTATGCCACTTACATATACTCCAGTGCTAGCAAATGTTACTACATTCGATGTTCCTGCAACTGTGACCCCAATATTACCGTTGGTAGCTGCTGCAATGTTTGATGTACCTGCTGTGACCGGGAATCCAGATGTGCTGGCAGTGACGCCAGTCAACTGACTACCGTTACCAAAATAGTAGTTTGCAGTAATGTTACCAGCAGCCGATACTTGACCGTTGGTGAGAATGTTGCCAGCTGCAATGTTGGCTGTAACATTAGCAGTTCCAATTATGTTACCAACAAAACTACTGGTTCCGTTGACCACCATGTTGCCGCCAATGTTGGCGTTGCCGGTGTGGAAACTGGTGTAACTAGCTATGCTGACTGTGGTATTGGTTTCGCCTGTGGTTGTAAAAGCTGTGATAAATTCGCTGGCACTTTCGTCCCAGACAAAAGCAATGTTTTCACTGGTTCCGCGTTGTCCAATAAAACCAATGTCAACTGTGGGAACTCCAGTTTGTCCTGATGCCAGCAAGATCACAGGATCTTCAACTGTGGTATAAGTGGTATCAATTGCAGTGGTATTGCCCTGGACTGTGAGGTTGCCGGCCACGGTCAAATCAGATCCATATACCAAATTGTTGGCAATTTTTTGCGAAGTGACGCTGTAGTTTTGCAGTTTTACAGCAGCATTGATGCCTACATAAACGTTTCCAGCACTTGCATCAGAAATCTGATTGTTATTAATTCGTGTTACAGCCATGGTTCACCCCAATCTCCAAACTAGTATGGTATTTATGGAGATTGGATCTCATAGAACTATGGGGTTATGTGGCAGAAATTGAAGTTCCCAGGGCCACACGCTTCCAAGAACCTGCACTATACACAGCAAGACAAGGGTTTCCGGTATCACCGTTGCTGACATAAATCAGTTGTCCAGCAGTAGGAGTTGGAAGTGCATTGGCCTGGATCACAGTGTATACAGGTAGCTGTAGACTGGATGAAACATTTACATTGCTTAGGTAGGCGCCAGTGTTGGCAAACACAGCAATGTCGCTGGTTCCGTTCACAGATATTTGCACATTGCTGTTGGCACTGTTGATAGTGACAAAACTGTTGCCGTTGACAATGCCTGTCACGGTTGATGTACTGGCAATAAAACGTATCTGTATGATATCAGTTACAATGGGCGTGGTAGTAAAATTTATCTGATTGCCGCTGACAGTGTAGTCTGTAGTAGGAGTCTGGTTTAGACCGTTGATTGTGACCAAGATAGCTTCGGCCACAGTGGTTTGATCCAGTGTAAACGTGGATGTGCTACCATCAGGCACAATGGTTTGATTGCTGATCACACTCAAATCATTGGTAGCTGCTGCCCAGGTTGTACCGTCCCAAACTTCTAGACTGGTCAATGTGGTATTGAAGCGTACTGCTCCGAGATCTGGACTTCCTGGACGCTCTAGTGTGTTACCTACAGGAACATAAAATGCATCAGTGCCTACAATTCTGGTATACCCGTTGGCGTCAATCAGTATGTTGCCTGCAGCAGTGCTGGAAATTGTCATCACACCGTTGCTTTCAATATTGGCAGTGTTTAGTGTGTTTATTGCATTTATGTTGCCGTTGGCTGTGACATCTGTGTTGGCCAAAACATTGCCGCCCACAGTGAGTGTAGCTGGTGCCACATTGGCATTTATGGCCACTTTGGTATTGGCAATATCCAAATACAGTGTGCTGTTGCTGCCGGAGGTGTCTTGAAAACTCAGGTTTATGCCGTCCCGCAAGAGGGTGCTTTGGAACATTTGACCCGAAAGACGACTGATTGCCATGTTTTTTATCCCTGAACAGGATATTTACCTTGTTAGCTGCTGGAGTGAATCACGTTGATTGGCACACCATTGGGAGGAGCAGATGTAAATGTGATATCAAAACCGCCATCCACAGTGTAGTTGGTCACAGGAATCTGATACAGGCTGCCCACAAACACAATGATTTCTTCAGCATTGCTTTCGGCCAAGCTCATGGTAAACACAGTGCTGCTGCCATCACCTGTGAAGTTGTCCACAGTGTAGTTGATGCCGCCCGACACTGTTAGGCTTTGAAAAATGCTGCCGTTGAAAAATTCAATTAGTCCTGTGTCGGTATTGTAACGTATCAAACCAAACACAGGTGCATCGGGCCTAGTGGCACTGCTGCCTGTAGGTATGACCATACCGGTGCTGCCACTTTGAAACTTGCGATTTTTTAAAAAATATCCCATTAGATTGATGTATAACTGACCACAGCAGCCACAGCATTATTGGCACCGGCACTGACTTGAATAGTGTCGCTGTTGGCCAAAATTAGCTTTTCGTTGCCTGCGTAGAATTGGAATGTATCGCCTGTGGTAATCAACACATTGCTCACAGACAAATTCAAATTGCCAGCACTGTCTCCACTGGGCACAATGAACACATTGGCAGTAACATTGGATGCACTGTAGTTGCACAAACTCAAATAAGTGACGGCGGTGTTACCAGAGCTGATGTATACGTTGGCTGTGGCAGTGGTAACGTTGGCTGTTGATAATGACATATATAATCCTTAAAGTATGATACTCAGTAGTTTGGCGCGATTGTAGGCTATCAGTTCATCGTCGATGGTAGAGGATACCAGATACAGTCCTGTTTCTGCTGCGCCGGGCTGTGCATTGTAAATTACCACAGAGTTGGCCACTGAACTGGGTGTTCCGCCTACGTTGCCCAAAACCTGTGGTCCTTTCAACGTCAAAATATTGGTAAGTTTATCAAATGTAAGATTGGCTGATGCACCAAAAATGCCGCCATCGTTGAACTGAATTTGAGTGTTTGAGCCGCCCACAAAAGATCCACCGCCACCGGTGTTGATATTAGCGTAGGACGCAATGGGGGATCCATCGGAATTGACACTGGTGCTGATTTGCCACGCATTGGCAGTGACATCGAATCTCAAACCAGCATAGCTGCCTGTGCCCTTGGTGGCAACCAATCCCATGTCAGTGACTGTGCCTGTGTTGTTGGCAGCCACAATGATAAATGCATCGTTGACTGCTAGATCAGCAACATAGGTTATGTTACCAGCAACATTCAAGTTGCCGTTGACGTTCATTGTGCCCGTCCATTTGGAATTGCCCGAGTCATAGGGACCCAGATTGACTGTGTAATCACCGCTGGTAGTTTTGAACGTTGACATTTAGAAATCCTTCTGCTTATTTAGCCGGTCTATGAATTGGTCCAAACTCAAGCTTTTGATGTTTTTTATCTTGTCAAATTCGGGTATGCGAGCAGTGGTGCTGCCTACTACTCTATAAAAAGTCACAGTGTCAAAATCCTTACACATGGTCAAAATCTGTTTGACCCAATTTCCAGTGTAAGTAGGACTGGAATTGGCAGCTTTGTAAAATTCAGTGTCTGCATAAAGATTGTTAAAAGTTTTGTTTTCGCTGGGCCCCATGTCAAACCCGACCATGTAGATTCTGCGATGCCCGTCTAGGGCTGCTAGCCCAACTGCGATGGGCCCAGAACTGAAACCAAAATACTGTTGAGGCACAGCATATGCGCCTTGACCAGGTGTGGGTCTCCGTGTGTAAAATTTGTTTTGTAGCGGATAACCAGTGCTTTCAATGTGCAGAGCTATGGGGCGGTCTGTGGCCACCAACACATCGGGAGTAAAATCCCGGTACAATGCATTGCAACCATAGATGGGCCCGTGCATTTGTATGTCGTTCAGCGGTAATCCACGACGACTGGTTCCATTTCCCAATACAAATGCTGCGGCCATAAAAAATCCTCACAGTATATAGCTGTGAGGATTTTGATAGTGGACCAAATTAAGAAGTATACTTCTCCACTTGAGCCAATTCAATGTCGCCAGTGGTGTTGGCAAATGTGGCTGCTTCGGCACCGGACTTGGCTGCTTGTGCAGCAGCATCATCAGTGAAGAAGTTGGCAACATATTGATCTTCGCCGCTGTAAACCACTTGACCCACGTTGTTGTTGCCTGAGTAAGAAGTCAAACTTGTTCCAGCTGCATTTTGGAAATTGCTCCAGTTCAACAAGAACTTGTTGGTCAGCTTGGAAACAGCAACTTCTGTGGAATCACCACCCAGTGCATAGCTGATACTCATGAGTCCAGCACCTGGTGTCAAATCGCTGGTCAACACGCACACACCAACTTCTTGAGCTGTGCCTGTGGTTCCGCCTGCACTGACCGCAGTGGGAGTAAAGATTGTGCCTACTACTGCACCTGCTGGTGCACCCATGGCTTGCCAGTTGGTATCGCCTAGTACTGTGATTCTCAGTGCAACACCCACAACTGCGTTGGAAGGATCAATGCTGGCAGTGGTTGCAACCAAATATTTGTGGCTGCCTTTTTGGCGCAGGATCACACCAGGAGTTTGACCTGAATAGCTGTTGGTGATGTTGACTTCAACTTTGACCACAGGATAAGTTGCGCTGACATCAGTGCCGCGTGTGCCACCAACTACACCATAGAAATTAGATGTGGTCAATGAATTATAGTAAGCAGGATTAGTCAAGCTGCCAAAGTTAGGATAACCTTGATCGATTGGCACTGCTGCACCGGGTGCGCCTTGGCCAGAGTTAGTGGAATATTTTTGAATTTTGAGAGGACGTCCCATTTGTTTTCTCCTTAAAGAAGTCCAATGTGGGTTCTAGCCACTACGCGGTGGTATCCGCATAAAACGCAGGATTGCGTTGTTAATTTTATTTATGGCACAGGTTCAATTTAAATAACCCATGAATTATCAACAACTGATCGACACAGGCATACATCACAGAGAGCTTACCGAACCTGAACAAGCTCTGGCCTGTTTTGGTCAGGCTTTTATACTGGTGCCTGATTCAGCAGCAGCTTTCAACAATTATGGAAATACTCTGAGAGAGATGGGATTCCCTCAACGAGCTATTCCTTTTTTGCAGCATGCCTGCATACTTGATCCCAACATGGACACAGCGCACTTCAATCTAGCAGTGGCCACACTCATGACCGGCGACTTGCAAACTGGTATGAAACTATATGAATCACGATGGAATTTTGAACATCTCAAAGGCATGCTACCTCAATTCTCACAACCACAATGGCGTGGACAAGACTTACAGAACCGCACTATTTTGATATTTGGTGAACAAGGTCATGGAGATGTCATACAGTTTGTGAGATTTTTAGCTGACTTACAAAAACTCAAACCCAAACGCATATTGTTTCAAGGATTGCCAAACATCAGCAGCTTGTTGCAAAATAGTTTTCCAGGAGTGGACATATTAGATCCTTCGCAGCCACTGCCAGATTTTGACTACTGGTGCATGGCCATGAGCTTGCCCATTGGATTGAATTTGACTTATGACACTTTAAATGCACCACCCTGTTATTTGCAAGCTCCACCCAGCACAGTAAATCTTTGGCGATCGAGATTGGCACCAAAAACACAGCCCCGTGTTGGCGTGTGTTGGAGTGGGCGCAAAGATACCTGGTTGAACCGTCACAAGGCTGTGCCATTTCAGCATGTGGTTGAACTTATCCGCAACAATCCTCAGCTGCATTGGATTAATCTACAGGCTGATGCCACCCAAGAAGAAAATCAAGTTCTCACTAAATTGGGAGTGTCGCAATATCCCGGAACCATACAATGCTGGGCCGATACTGCAGGACTCATACAAAACTTGGACCTGGTCATAGGAATGGACACTGCCGTCAGCCATTTGGCCGGGGCGTTGGGCATACCTGTTTGGATCATGCTGAATCAATACGCACTGGATTGGCGCTGGTTGTTGGATCGAAACGACAGTCCATGGTATCCTAGTGCCAAACTGTTTAGGCAACCCCGACGCGGGGATTGGGCAAGTGTAATACAACAAATTTGCCATTATCTAAGACAATCCAAACTTTGAGCTGTATAATCAGTACTGCACCATCAAGCACTGATTATTTTGGACCTCACTAAAGAAGACGCCGACAAACGAAGCAGCCTACCATATCCCATGGAGCTGGGTAGCCCTGCATTTGCACCAGTAAACGTCAAGGAACAAAAAGACATTATCTTAAACACCAGCAAGCTTCATGCTCAAGAAGAATACAATCGTATCATGGAGCAGGTTGAGGTGTTGAAAAAGCAAGCCGACTCGCTGATGAATCGCATGGCGGTGAGTGATGTCATGCACAAATGCGTTTACGGATTTAGACCAGTGCATGGGCAAACCTACTATGTTTATCACAACGATCTCAAGGATGTGAATTGGTTGACTCGCACTCATCCCAAAAAGTGGGCCGCTGGGCCCGGTGAAAACAATCAATATGTGATGGCAGTCAAACTGCTGGGCGATAGTTCTTGGCAAGAAGTTGCGCTAGAAGACTAAGATAGCCCACTATAAATAATCATATATTACCGCTGACAAAATGTAATATAGGTCGTAAAATTATTATTATTGAGCTTGTGCTACTCCCTGTTTGACCGCCTTGGATGCACAAGCTTTTAATTTTTCTTATTTCAAACTTCAGCTTTATGTCAATCTTACAAAAACCTGCCCAGTGGGTTGGTAATAGGATTGACCAACAAATACACCAGCTGCGGCAGCAGCACTGTCGTCAACATAGGGTCCAGGTATGGTTGAAATAGTGGTAAGTTGTCCCACATTGTTGCCAATGTACAGTGCGGGTGGATCAACCTCAAGGTTTACTACCAGCTCACCGGGTCTAGCGTTGCCGTTGTAGTTGACCAAAGTTACTTGAGCATTGTCTTTCATTACAGCACGTGATATGCCAGTGATGCTGTCGTAAGGTGGTGGTGTGTTGTCCATAGCAGAATATTTATTTGGTCAAAGGAAAAGGCCCCGAAGGGCCTTTTTGGTTTTGCAATCCAGCTGTTTGATTAGCTGAAAGACAAGTTCTGAACAGCAATCTCACCCAGGTAGTCAGCTGCGTTACCGAAGCTGCTTGCTGTGTTGGTAAGCTCAATGTAACCATAACGGGTCATGAAGCTCACAACTGGTTCGAATGTTGTTGGATCTAGAACAACACCAGAGCTCATTAGAGGAATGTATGGGCAGTAGAATGCTGCGGCATCAGCCTCGGAAGAACCCTTGTAACCAACTAGCACAGGAGTGGTGTCAGCAGCGTAGCTGTCAACAAACACACGCATTGCGCCGTTCAGTGTACCAACAAACTTGGTGTTGGTAGGTGCTTCGAAAGTA